AAATAATCTCTATCGGCGAAAGAACTTTTGGCCATCCTGAGAAAAAAAAAGCTGGCGGCTGAACTTTTCTATTCGCGAAAGAGATTATTTCTATTCGTGAAAGAACTTTTGACGGCTGAGAAAAAAAAACCCTCGGCGGCGGCGACTGTTCAAAAATGGACAAGGTCTACATCGTAGGCATGGTACCGCGGCCCGGCATGTGTCCTACCTTCCCATTTGGTGCGGTCGACTCGAAAGCGGACCGTGACCCAAGTCTCCTCCAGTGCCTGAGGCGCAACGTCTTCCAGTAGAGCGTAGTACTGTGGTCCTTCTTTGGTTTGTATGGCCACCGCCCGTTTACCCTGGGTAATGATGTATCCATAGTAGAGCATTGTATCCAATGATGTAGATTATATACTGTACGAAAATAAAATATAAAAGTTAGGTTATATATGTCAATGTCGTACGATGCTTTTTTACGGTACCGTGGGGGGTCGATACAAAACGCGACGCGCGACGATGCCTACCAGTATATACTCGAACACGGCAAGTATGGGTGTGTGTGGTATTATTTGTGGTGTGAACCGTCGCGGGACGCGTTTTGGAAGGCCGTGTACTGGACGGAGCAGCTCGAGTTTGACGACTTGACGTTGCACGCACGTTGTTCGACACTGCGCAGGGCCCGCCGTGAGTGGCGGCGCTTTCAGATGCACGTGGAGCCCGTCTTGCCGTCGGTTCCTCCGCTGCCGAGCCTATAGAAAATGTTTGGCGTAATGGTGGACGAATTGTATGACGTGCGTGAGAATTTGCTGTTTGCTGGCGTCTTCATGTATTTCGTCGATAGTTTTGGTGTTGGCAAAGGGGTTGGGTACGCTGGTTTCAATGGATGTTTCATAGTTTTCGATGACGCTGCGTATGTAGGCAAATAATGTGAAGCTGTCTATGGCGTTTTCGGCACCCAGTTCAGTGGCTGGGGCCATGACGTGCGATACCCACCCGGTATAGAGCGCGTTGTCCGGCACGTGTTCCGTTTTTTGCTTCTTATCCTGTTTTCGGGCTCGTATAGCCCTGGAGCCGCCGCTGCGTTTGGACCGCTTTTGCGCGACGAAATCGTCGGGAATGAATGGCAACACGACGGTCGTGGTTTCTGTGAGTCGCACGCGGATGCGGTTATTGTTGGGAATGCTGTGTATGTTGATGTTTCGAAAGCAGTGTGAATACAGGCGTTTTGGCAGCTGAACGAAGATGTTATTTGAGCCCAGAACCTTGTGGTTGTAGGTGTTGGTGTCTTTGATATGTGTGATGAAAACATTTTCGGCATTGACTTGTGACCGCAGGTCTCTCGACCTTGTGCTGCATTGTAGTTTGACTCCTGGATAAACGACGCGTTCGTCTTTGTCGTCGTCACGAGGTAGTTTTTTGTTGTACCATCTCGTAAAACTTTCCTGTCTCAGAGGCGGTAGAGTAAAGTCCATGTGATTTTCTAACTGTATAAAATTTAAATATGTATTCTCCTAAGTTTCGAAACTGGATTTTATCTTGTTTTTCGCATATGTTTCGATAAAAATATTTTGGCTGTCAGATAGTATAAACTCAGAATGGCAACCAGTACTATGGAAAAGTTAGCAATGTGGGGCCATAATACACATTGCCGTTCCAAGGGTCAAATTCAAGTTCCAGCGAGTCCAAGTGGTACTATTCATAGCTACGTGTGCTATACGGTCCCACGGTCCATGCTTCGGCAAGCCGCTTCGTTGTTTTCTGACGTGCGGCATACGGAGTTGGAATCTCGCTACGATGAAATCACGCTGCAGTTGTTTCTTCAGATGTTGTACCGTACGGCCAACCTGGAGGACGACGCGTTGACCAAAGTCGACGTGTTCCCGTATATGAAGGCGTGGCTCGAGTGGATTCCCTCGTCGACCCTGCCCGACAACGCCGTCGCCTACCGAATTCATGCGGTGTCGCTGCATCCCAAGGTCAATTTCGGCGTTGCGTTGTCTAGCATGCTGTACGAAACGCAGCAAATGCACCACGAGTCGGTGACGCGCAAACAAAACTCGCGCAAAACCGACCCTATTTCTGGGCTACAATCCTACCAAAAATGGATGCGCGTCCAAGGTATGGAAATGTACGTGCGTACCATCTGTGACCGTTACTCCAAGTCTCAAGATTTTACGGACCGCCTCGACGCGATTCTCAATCCCAAAATCTCGATAAGTGACCCGCAGAATGCCGCTCATCCCGAATCCGTGTTTAATTTGGAGCGTGCCCTCAAGGCAACGCCGGAAACGGCCGACCCGGCTTATTGCCAACGTAGCAACTACACCATGGGCGAGGTCGGCATGCCGGTGAGCCAGCTCTTCTTTTGCAACGATAAGCACGTACTGCGCCTGACGCCGTCGCAGCTGCATCCCAAAGTCTTTTGTGCCAAGTATTTGCCCGATTTCCAGCTTTGGATTGAGACGCAAAAGGCACTGCCGCCCAAAGTCCTGGGTGTATCCGAGTACGACCCGGATTGTCAGAACGAGTATGACGTTCGCACGCCGCAAGACATCGAGCGTGCGCGTCTGCAGGGTATGGCAGACCGTTCGGCTTTCGCCGAACTGGCCACACAGGCCAAGGCGACCTATATGGCGACGTGTGCTCCTCTCGAGGGTACAGAAGCGTATGACCAAGCGTACGCCGACTACCAGGGTTGGGCGTGCCGCGCGATGGCCACCCAGTGCCTGGACCCTGACGCCTGCATTTCGGAAGTCGGGTCTAAAATTCTCATGTGGCGCCAGAAAAACGCCATGGCCATCGAGCACGTCATCACAGACCCCACCCTGAGCGTCTTCGGCAACCGCGTAATTGCTCTCATGGAGGGGTACGAGCAGTACTATCTTATCTCGACAGCACATCGTATGATGTATCTGGTCCAACACGCGCGCTACGACGCGTTTCGGCGTGATTTTGGCCTCCACTTCAACTGCTTTCAGGCCGGCGACGGTGCGACGTCCAAGTCGTTTCTGTTCAAGTTGATGGAGTGGATGTCCATTCCCGGTTCGGTCGAGGTGCTCAGCTACCAAACGGGCAAATCGGACGCTGTAGACGGTAACAAGAACGACGTCTGTACCGTGTGTCACGAGGCACCACCTGGGATGTTTCGCACGTCCAAGAACCCCAACGCCGACTCGAGTCAGGAGGCAATGTTCAAGGAAAAGCTCACGCGCCAAGAGGTCACGTGTAAAACATTTGTGCTGGATGAAGCCACCGGCAAACGGTCGTCACGCGTCACTAAATCCGAGTGTGTTGGTGTTTGGATGGGTGCGACCAACGACCCACCGTCCGAAGTCGAAGAGGCGCTCAAGACGCGCTTCTTTTGGGGCAATTTTGAGCAGCAGCGCCGTCCCGGTCGCGATATTGACGACTGTATGAATGGCGAGCGCATGATGTCGACAGCGGACAAGGCGCACCGCAAGCGTATGTTCCAGGAGGGTATGGAGGAACAGTACCGCGTTTTTCTGGTGGAAAAAAACATCTGGTGCGGTGTTATTCGCGACGTGGATACGACGGCCTGCAACATTCTCATCCCGCGTTTCAAATCCAAAATGTCGAAAAGTTCAATTATTCGACCCGGGCCGCGTGACTGGGAACGCGTCAAAATTTTCGCCCGTAATCAGGCGATTGTAACCGCCATCGAAACCGTATTTAACATGCCCGGTGGAGAACACTACGGCGAAGAGTTTGAAGAAAAGCATGTGCCCAGTTTGGAGCCTCATTTGCGCGTGACGGAGGAAATGGTCGTCTTTACTCTGTCGCTGTTGGCCGACCAGTTTCGGTCGCCGATTGAGCATAAAATTCTCAATACCATTTGGTTGATGGAAAAGGCCAACCCGACGACGTGCACACCGAACCAGGAAACCGGCTGCAACTACCTCAAGTTGCCGCGCCTCCGACAACTGGCCAAAAATGTTAGTTCACGCATGCCCATTGAAAGGGGCCGCACCTCGACGAATAATATCGAAGACTTTCTGAACCGTATGACGAGACACACCATTCGGTGTCGCAATTTCAGACCCAAAACGGTCGGAGCAGACGTCGCAACAGACAACTACCCAGTTCCCAACGACTCTGGCACTGAGCGCCAACAGACGTCGTGCATCATTACACACGAAGGAGTGTTCATCCATATGCACCATATCCTCGCCCACGCCTGCGACAGTTCCGACAGTGTCTTTGATACGCTCGCATCGGAAACGCACGCCTATTCCGACAGTAAACGGCTCATCACGGCCACGCCACTTGGACCCAAGTGGTACCATGCCTTTAAAGTCATTGAACGCACTGCCGGTGGCAAGGGCCTGGACTATCATAACGTACTGTGGAACACGTCAACGTCGCGTTGGATTACACAGACCCCCGAAGAGACGGCCAATACGCGTAAGAGCTCGGGGTACAGCATCAATTGCGACATCGACGAGCATGTCGCAAAACGTCTGAGCAAACGCATCGGAAAGTTGGCCGCGACGCCGGCCCAAGTCATGCAAAAGTGCGTCTCGGCCGAGACATACGAACGGCCACCCATCCAGTACCCCACTACGTTTATCCAAGAAATGTCCATGCGCAAGAAACGGATGCGTGACAGTAGCAATGAAGACGCCGCACCACCGCCAAAAAAAGTCATCACTTGCTCAGACTAAAAAATCCAAGAGGTCCATAAAAACATCTATAATAGTTTGTATTATTTTTATAAAAACACATGTGTGGTATTCTAGCACTCTTCGGTTCGCAGGTACCGTCTCTGGAAACACTTCACCGCCGCGGCCCTGACGAAACGGGCACATGGACCGGAGACAAGGTATTTTTGGGACACACACGCCTGTCTATCGTACAACCCGAGGCGGGTCCCCAGCCTATTCTCTGGAAAGATTGGGTGCTTGTCATTAATGGTGAAATATACAATGCTGGCGTCTGCGAAAACACGACAGATTGCTACATTGTCCCACCACTCCTCGAAAAACACGGACCTCTTGCACCGTGTCATATGGACGGCATCTTTTCCTTTGTAGCCTACCACAAGACGCGCAAGATATTCATCGTGGCGCGCGACGCGATTGGCGTGACGCCGCTTTACATGGGCGTGGGCGAAGGCGGCATGTGCTTCTCATCGCTACTGGCGGCGATTCCGCGCAATATGTCAACCAAAGTCGTACCACCAGGGTATTCCACCGAATGTACCATCGGCAGCACCCCAATATTTACAGCGTGGAGTCCGCCGTTCAACCCCTGGGCCGATTTGTCACTGGTCGTCCCAGACGCCGACAGACTCATACAAACCATGGCAACGGCCGTACAAAAACGCATCACGCTCGGAGACGTGCCCTGGGGGGTTCTTCTCTCCGGCGGACTCGACTCGACCATTGTTGCGGCCCTTGCGTGCCGCTTGGCGTCAAAAAGGCCCGATTATCCACGCGTACATACCTTTTGCACCGGTCTGAGCGATTCGCCGGACGTGCATTGGGCCGAGCAAGTCGCTCACGAGTTAGGAACGCACCATACGTCGGTGATATACACGGTGGAAGAAGCGGTGGCCGCCGTGCCGGAGGTCGTTCGGGCCGTCGAGACGTACGACGTGACCACCATTCGTGCGGCGACACCCATGTGGCTGTTGGCCCGTGCTATTCAGCGCCGCGGCATCAAAATGGTGTTGAGCGGCGAGGGTTCAGATGAACTGTTCGCGGGGTACCTGTACAACCTATACTGCCCGTCGGAACGTCACATGGCGGACGAATGCGTGCGCAAAATGGAACAGTTGCACTCGTACGACTGCGCCCGTGCCAATAAATCGATGGGCGATTGGGGCGTTGAGACGCGCGTACCGTTTTTGGACCGTGCCGTGGTGGATTTTGCGATGAATCAATTGCATCCCCGCTACAAATTATCTGGCACGCATCCCGACGGAAAACGAGCAGAAAAGTGGTGGCTGCGCGACGTGTTTCGCCGGCGCATTCCCGCGTGCGTCGTCGACCGCACCAAGGCGCAATTTTCCGACGCTGTCGGGGCAGGTCACATCGTGGCTCTCAAGGCACATGCCGAAACATTTGTCTCGGACGACATGATGACACGGGCCAAGCGACGTTTCCCCTACAATACACCCACTACAAAAGAGGCGTACTGGTACCGCCACTTGTTTGCAACTCAATTTCCCCAACACGATTCCGAAAAGACGGTACTTTTTTCACCCAATTCCATCGCCTGTTCCACGGGAGACGCATCGACTTGGCACGAAAATTTTCAAAGGTGTCTGGATCCATCTGGAGAAGCAATCCACGCAGCATTTGCATGAAAAGACTATATAGATTCGGCCTGTCAAGAACATTATGAATAAACAGGCGTGGGTCGACAAAATCAACGAGACGTTGGCCACACGCAACCATTTTTTGGCGACCGTGCCAGCATGCAAGGCAACGGCGCTCATTTTTGCCTGTGACGTGTTTCGTCGGCGGAAACACGATGTCGATATCAACATCGAGGCTTCTGAGACGAACACGGCCATTTTGAAAGTGGTCGTCTCCAAAGCGACCAGTGCGGTGGAGTTTACAGTGCGGCGCGGCGACAATGCGCAGCAATATCTGAGCCAGGTTGGAGACGACATTGAAAAGATATCGGTGCGTGGATGTGGTACTGTTATTGTGACAGTCTTCGAAATTATTGAATGGGCCATTCATAATGGGTGGTTGATAGAAAAATCGTTCATGGGGACATTGACTCAAAATATAGGGAGGGGACCTCAGCGTAATACTACTTTTCATGCGGTACTTCGTAAAGGATGATTTTTTTTTTTAATCTAAGGTTTTCGCCGTCGACATGTACGTGTCGAGACTTGTATGCAATGCTGCTTGTAATGTTCCAATAACGCGCCGGTATTCAAACCCGTGCTCATCAAAGTATCGACGTACACGTGACGCATGACTCTGCACCACGCGCGGCGTCACCGACGCCAGTATCGACAAAGGTACGCCTCGACGTTGCAACAGGCGCATCCCCCCCTCCACCCGCATGCAAGACATGGCGTCGTGGTCATGGTACCACAATATACACGCGTCCATATAAGGAATGAGCGAGGCGGCAAGGGCCGTGCAGAGCGGATGCATCGTACAGACCCAGAGACAGACGGTCACTGTGCCCTCGGTAGGTGTCCACCGGAACTTTTGAATCGAAGGTCGGACATCAAATGTATATCCATACCCTTCCAGATTTTGCCGCGTCATCTCTGCAGACATGGTCGATAGAAGAAAAAGGTGAATGTCCATTTCAGGAAGAAAAACACATTAAATACCTTTTTTTATAAACAGCACGCCAGTCAATCGCAACAAACATCATGGACCAGCTCCGACAAACCTCTTCCCATTTCACAAGAAACAACTGTGCGCACGCTCGCGAAACGCATGGAACCCATACTACAAGCAATATACGACGCTTTAGAGGAGATAAAGGAACTACACGGCAGCGGCAATTAGCTCGCGGTCTTCTGACCCGTCTTCGTCGATGGTGAATGCGTCCATTGTATCGTCAAGTGTGCCGTGTTCCTCTTCGGTTTCTTCAAAGGTGGCATTCAGTTCGATTTCTTCTTCTTCGTCGACTTCTGTGTATCTCTTTTTGCGCCCGCAGTAAGTCTCGCAGCAGCGTTTCGTCGTTTCGTTGTGCACGAGAAACCAACTACAGCACATTATGACGACCGCACTGACAACAACGGTAATGGCGACATAGACTAACGCGCCGGACTCCACCCATGGGTCGCTCATTGTTACAGTTGACGTCGTATTAGACGTGGAATTCATGGATTTACATTATCAAAATAAAGTATATAGTATGTTTTCAAAATCCACAATTATGACTATTCGCTGGTTCCGTTGCCTGTTCATTTCCGTCGTCCTCGTATATTTGAACGTCGTGTTGTCCAATGTAATTTCTTGGCGCCAAACAGTTTATGCTCAAAATGGCACTTTGATGGCCCCGTTGCACGATAGTCTGTTTATTGATTGGTTTGGCGGCCACCAACTTCCGGCACAAGACATGTTTACGGTGCGTGACCTTGTCGACGTGTGTACCTTGGGATGGATAGGGATGGCGTCCATCTTATGGTGGTTAGTAGGCACGCACGAACAGCTGACGCGCATCGTGGCGGCCGAAATGGTACTCGTCCCGTCGTTTGCCATCGCGCAGCTCATGACAGTGGTTCCCGACTCGACCCCAAATTGTCTGGAGACGTACGCCATTCCACGCGGCGAAGACACGTCTTGGATATTTTGGCGTTACCCGATGCGGACGTGTGGCAACATGTTGTGGTCGTCCGACTTGGCGCAGCTTCTCATTTTCGTACAATTGACCGACGACATGCTGCCGCCCCGCTGCTGGAAGTGGGTGCCCTGGTGCATTTCGCGAGTTTGGGTGTTATTGACAATCGCACTTATTCTGACGTCGCGCTACCAATACAGTGTAGATGTCGTCGCCACATTGATCGTGGTCAAACTTACCGTCACACACCCGTCCCTACACATGTTAGCGCGGCGTTGTTTTATAAAAGACTCGAACTATTTTGAACGCGTCCCCGTGCAAGAACTCCCAGAGCGGCGTATTTAAGCTTGTGACGATAGACACAAAATGTCACAGCCCGTAGCAACCATGCAGCAACTGGTCCAATACTGGTCAGGACTCCAAGGAACAGCCACTGTAAAACGAACACGCGAGACACCCATGCAAGGTACGCAAGGCACGCAATCAAAGCGGCGATACGTCCGTGTCAAACCTCGCGAAACTCCAGGTGGCGCACAAACGGACGAATGTCATCCTTCCAAATCCTAAATTCGACCATCGCCCGCGCAAGTCCACGCTTGGTCCCCATGGCGCGCCGCGCCATGTAGGCATGCAGTGCGCGCCGCTCCACTCGCCCATGGCTTGTGCGATAGATAGACATTAGACGTTTACGGCGGTGGACCCACACGCAAAGTTTCACGTGGCGCCGCGATGCATAGGCGACACCGAGGCCATAATCGTAGGCCCACGTACGCAATGTGCGGACGAATTCATCGTCATGTACGTGAAAGTACAAGCAGTGGTCCGTCGCCCCACTGCTGCGCAAACTACACCATGGCGTAAACAGACGCAGGGGTTCCCCCAGGTATGTTGACCAAAGATGTGCCGGCCGCTTTTCCACCAGCAACGAGGCGTCAAAGACGCGTTGACATAGGTGGCGAATGCGGTCACGCGTCGCGTCGGCCAAGTTGAAGCAGCGGCGGCCAATGACGCACCATTCATCGTCGCGGATGACGTAATCGCGTGCGACCTGTGACCATCTGTAACGGTCGGCCAACGAGAAATACTCTATTAACAATAGAAGTGCGTCGGTCGATATCTCTCTCATATGCTACGATTATAATTTTGTCTAACTAGAGAGTGTTGTATTTGTACTACAAATTAAGAGACGTATATTCGTTGTCAGATTGGATTATGGCGTACCGCCCTGAAGACTTGGACGAATGGGAAGACTCCTCGGACGAAGAGGCCGAGGACATAGACCCGTCGGAACTGCGCGACCGCGACTACGACAGACTGGAAGAAGCCATGGAGTCGTGGCCACCGCCGGCCTGCCTGGGATTTCTGGAGCGTGTGTGCGTCGTTGATATTCGAGCCTCTGTCGTGGAACCCGTAAAGTGCGCATTGGCAGATGTCATAGACTTGCCAACAGCACACAGTTGGATTCAATTTCACCGGCGTGTGCGCGCTCCAGAAATCCCGAGGGCGCACTTTCAAGCGAGCGACTGGGATACGATGGGGGAATACTGCATGAATTTATGCCATGCTTGCCGACAACCTTTTTCGTGGTACGTAGTGCTGAACATTTTAAGACATGGGCGCTTTGTGCGGCGCGCGCCGCGACCACCCCGACCACGATAGATTGGATTCTATGTTTTGATATATATAAACACAATAGTATTCTTTTATGTTTTATGATTGTATTTCAGGTTGTTGGTTATATTTTGCTGCTCATGGCCTCCATCTCCTCGTCGGTGTCAATGAACTTTCAAAAACTCGCACAACATAGTACGCATTTTGAGGACCCGCGCACGTGTCGCAAACGTCGCGAGCAACCCCTCACTACACACGTACTATGCCGACCATATTTTGTTCTGGCACTCTTCCTATCCGCCGCGGCGTCGACCCTGGATTTTCTCGCACTCACGTGGCTGACGCCATCCACAGTGGGCGTCTTTGGGTGTCTGAGCATTATTATTAATTTGTTTGTCACACGTATCATTCTGAGCGAGTCGTTAGAACGTGACGAATGGGTTGCCGTCGGTTGGGTCGTCGTCGGTTGTTTTCTGGCCATTTCCGTCAACGTTGGTACCGAGTCCACGGTACCACCGCCGAGACTTATCGAACGCACCAAAAGCTGCGTCTACATCGTAGCAAATTGGTGCGTATTCATAATACTCGAGCGTGTTCTCCACTACGTTCCACTGTCGACAAAACTCGAGCGCTTCGGATATCCGTTCATCGCCGGCGCACTAGGGGCCCAAAACGTATGCATGGGCAAATATATCGCGTACGCCATTTCAAACGCCATAGCACAACGGCATCTAGCCGTGCGAACCGACGTGCTCGTAGCCGCCATCCTTTTGTGTGCGAGCTCGGTCGTCGTGCATATTGCGTGGCTCAACCGCGCCTTTGCGAAATACGACGCGTCCTACTGCATTCTCGTGTACCAGACCGCCTGGTTTCTCTTCACCATTGTGTCGGGTATCGTCGTCTACGATAACATGGCCACACTCAACGGCATACAACAGGCGTGTTTCTACGTCGGGTGTTTTCTCGCGGCGTGGGGCGTATGGCGCGTCTCAGTGGTTCGAGGAATCTCACACAAAGCTTAACGTGACACTCTTCAAGTTGCGCCCGCAGTCTGCCATTGAATTTCCCTGTACGAGTTTGTACAGCTCGTTGGGATGCATGCTCGGCGTCACGTCATCCGCCAGGAGACCGCCATGCTTGAGTGCAGACACAACAATCTCAGAACAAAACCAGCGTGGTTTCATGCCCAACCACGTGTAAAACATCGGCGACGGCCGCAGCGGCGACCAAAACATAAAATAGCCCATATGGTTGAAGCCTTCTCCTTTATGTTCATGTGCGAATTCCAGCATGGAATCGTATTGAGATTTGGTGCACTCCATGGAGCGAAAAAACCACTCTTTGCGCGAAAAACGCTTTTTCTCGAGATGCACCGTGCCCGAGTACACGATGCTCATTGCTTCGCCGTTGACACTCTCTGATGTTTCGGAGGTGGCCTGTTCGGGAGGTACGAACAGCAGCTCGGCGTGAATAAACGGTGTGGACCCATCGGACGTCTTTGCGAGAGATGCGGCGGCCCTGTTTAACCACGAAGACTCGAGGATATCACTATCGCTCCGAACGAACGCGAGCATGATTTTATGAGGCATTATGTTTATTTAGAATAACGAACCTTTATATGTACTTTTTATTAAATTATCACATGTCTTCGTCTTCTGTCTCGGCCGATGACGACTCGGCAAATTCCACTCCCGTCTCTGCCGCCGACGACTCTGCAAAATCCACTCCAGAGCTGCTCGTGTCCACCGCCGACGATTCCGCGAAATCTAACCAGGAGGCCACGTCCGGCAATGCTGGCGTCTCCGACGTTTCGGAAGCCGTGTCCACCGCTGACGACTCTGCAAAATCACCGCCTGAACTATTCGTGTCCACCGCCGACGATGCCGCGAAATCCAACCCGGAGGACGTCACGGCTGGCGTCTCCGACGTTTCGGAAGCCGTGTCCACCGCTGACGACTCTGCAAAATCACCGCCTGAACTATTCGTGTCCACCGCCGACGATGCCGCAAACTCCACGCCCGACGAGCTCGCAACGTCCTGTATGGCCGGTGTCTCTGACGTTTCCGAAGCCGTGTCCACCGCCGACGATGCCGCAAACTCCACGCCTGAAGAACCCGTCTCGACGGCGGAAGACTCTGCGAAATCCAACCCAGAGGAGGTGGCGACGGGCGTCTCGGACGTTTCCGAAGCCGTGTCCGTGGCCGAAGAGGCGGCAAAGTCCAGACCTGACGATTCCTGCACTGATTCCAGCGTGTTGCTCACTGGCGCTTCAAAGGGAGCGTCGTCCTCTTCTCCGGCCGAGGACTCGGCGAATTCAAGATCGTCTTCGGTGGACGACCATTCGGCGGGCATCGACGACATCATTTTGGTAATGTCGCCGCGCGGTGCTTCTTCTTCCTCTTCCGACTCTGACTCGGACGTACTCAGATACTGAGATGCATTCTGCGCACGCTGCACCGGTGCGAGCAGGGGCTCCTCCGTTTCCGACTCTGATGTGCTCAGATGGGCATCTGGGTGCACGGCGACGGCCATATCTTCCGAATCATATCTCGCTTCGGCGGCGGCCATGTCGACCGGACGATTGTTTGCCAAAAAGACAAGGTCATCGTCGCCGGTGGAAACACTGGCCGCCACAGCCGCGATCGCGATTTCGCTGCGTACAGCAGCCGGTGAAATCGCTACACGCGTCACCGCGCCCTTATCAAGGTTAAAGAATTGGTACCACGATATGGCTTCTCCGTCTATCTTTTTGCCACTTTCAAATTCATCGCGGTTTTTGAACACTCGAATTATACCACCGGGCGTACGAACAATCACTCTGCCACGTTGCGTGGGTTCGACTAAAAATACGTTTCCATTGGCGGCGATATACTTGCGCGCGACGTATGTTCTGCCACTTTCGGGCTTCTGACCTTGGTCAAATATGGTCTTCAGGGGTCTATTTGCCCAGCTCATTGCGACGGGGTTATTGCGAATATTAACCCCTTTGTCTCTCGCGACGATGCGGTGCCGCATAACGAATTTATTGATATAGTCTATTGGACTGACCAGAGTATTTGTTTGCCGGTCGACCACCGGAGGAAGTTCGTCTTTGTCAATGCCTTGTAAGACAAACACTTCGGCGACTTCTGTGGTTGTCAGTTTGTGAGATGTTGCAGCGGCGATTAATTCTTGTTCATATGCATCTAGGATTAAATTTTGTTCATATGCATTTTGCGGTGCCGCCGTTAGGTTGGTTGTAGGAAATCTTGGAAGCATAAGTCCGTCGAGGGCTACAGCTGCACTGACAGTGCTCAAGTCACTGACGTCGCTCACCACGCTATCATTATCGGAATCTGCCTGTTTCGTGGATAGTCCGAGTGCGCCTGTGACTGCGCCCAGCAATTTCGCCGTCAGAGGTTGTCCCGATGCGATGACAGCCGCAAGAAGTGATTCCGACTTGGCAGTTGTGTCTCCTATAACATCGTCGTCATTCTGGAAACTAGCCCATGGGTTTCCACTTGTCTTGTAATAATTCAGGTCCACCTTACGTTTCGTTTTACCTTTTTCCCCGACAAATTCAATATCATCATCAATGTATCTGACGAAATAGACGGGTACCTTTTTTCTACGACTGTTGGGAGTGAGCTGCAATATATCACCTGGATTTGCCATCGCTCGAAGTCTTGCCAGTGTTAACACACCCGGAGCTGCGCTTGCTGTCTGCTCTGAGCGCTGCTGGACACGTTTCGGGTCGCGGGTACGCTTCTGGACCTGCGGGCGAGGTCGAGGAGGAACTCTACTCTTTGCACCGGCGCCTCTGCCCCCGCCGCCACCGCCGTCGTCGGCGCCACCGCGTAAACGTAAGACCGAGTAAGGTGGCAGCACGAGACGCATGTTTTTACCGTGCTGAATTTTACGAAGCGCGTCGTTCTTACCTGTTTTGTCGAGGCGAATCGTCGGGTCGACATACTCGACTATCGGAATAATGTCGTCATACGCGCCCAGTGCGCGAATATCGTCCACGGTCGTATCGAAACGCGCGTACAACTTGTGGACACGGTCGCGAAACACGCGCAAACTGAAAGGCACGCCTTGGTCCAACCGCATGGGACGTCCGTAGTCGCGCGACGGTTGAATGCGAAGACTAAAGCCAACGCTGCTGGGCGCCGTACGGTTGAGGACTTGTTCGTCGGAGGCGTCCAGTTCGCCAAGTATGCGTTCCCAAACGTTGTCCACGGCCTCTAGGAATGTCGGGTCGTTGTCTTGATATCTGTAGGACGCCGCTTTGGCGGCCCGGGTCAGGTTTCGGCGCACGTTGTCGAGCGAAATAACGTTGGAAATCACTTGGCCGTCGTTATCCGTGTAGACGAGGCGCACTTGTCCGGAGGTCGCATACGGGTTGAGGCTACGGAGTCCCTTAACGATGGAGCCATCTGCTTTGCGAAAGGCTTGAAACGGGTGGGACCTTGTTTTGAGTTCCCAATGGTACAGGTCCAAATCGTCATCGTCGACATCATGACTGCAGTGAATGTGCTGTTTCACTTGACGAATAGACAGAGTGCGAAAGTCACGCGTCTCGGCGGGCAATGCGTCAATGTTATCGTCGCTCAACGCGTCAATGTCTTCTTGAATGTCGGCGCGAAGGTTTTTCAGGCGCTGTAAGTCGTCTTTGGTCATGCGAATGTCGTTGTACGACACTTTTTGGTCCAATTCCTTGTCGACGGCGTGCGGGACGTCGTCGGGGTCGACTTTTCGGCTCAAGTCTCGTCTTAACTTGGTGGCTTGTGCGAGTTGGGCGTCGTCAGACCGTTGCAAGCCTTCCAAATCTTTGATTTTTTCGTCTAAAGCTTCTTTGGATTCTTCGGCATATTTTTTGACGCGCTTAAAGTCGCGCCGCGGTTCTCGAACAATGATGGGTACTGATTGCATCCACGATTCTGACGTGACGAACCGTGTATATATACGGTCGATTCGTTCACCGAGCTGGATGAGACAACAACATTGTGGCCGTCGACGCACTGCCTTTGGACACGATGAACCGCGTCCGCGCTGGCAACTGTGTTGCATTTATAGTACTGGAATATTTATATTGACGTGTCTCGTCATCTGGACGTTAAGAGACGCGACGCCTGTGCGTTTCGTAGAGCCCACGATAGAGGACGACCTAACGAGTGTGGATGCCAAGCATCTTGATGACGTCTACTGGCGTGTCTCGGTGCGCCATGTGGCGTCGACCTTGGAACGCGTGTGCCACGACAGTGATTATACCGTCTTGACGAACCGCAACGTGTTATTGGATGAGAATCCCATGTTGGAGAAATATGTGTATTTCTGTGACCCAAAGATGCAGGTGCGGTCGGCGCTGAATGTCCGTGCGGTCATCACGGGTGCCGCGAAGAAGAGTGTCTTGTGCAGCGAATCGTACGCGGGAATGGAAAAGACAGTGCGTCGTTACTATCCGTTTTCGCTCAAGTACGTGTCGGGCCAAACATTTACGCCAAAGACGCGCGTCGTGCGCGATGCGCGAGAGACGTGCATGTGGCAACATGCTATATCCATTGTGGATGGTAGTTGGTTTTCTACTATTTAAACCCGTGTGATGAGACAAAATGGAACACCAGGGCAAAACATTAGCGCGTCGTGAAATTGCCAAAGTCGCCAATGTAGCGCGCACGTGTACGGCCATCATGATGTGCAAAAATATCATCAAGCATAACTTGTTGTCGAACGGCATCCTCTTTTCGCATCGCCGTGGGCGCATTCGTCCAGACCCGCACATGCAAGAAATCATGAATGACTATTGGCTGCCGTTCTGCGAGCAAATGGTGGACAGCATCTTGATTATGGGACTCGTGGCCGTGCGTATCGTTCAACTCGACGACGGCCTGCGCATTCCTGTCGTGATGGAACCGAACGCGTGCCAAATTTCTGTTATTGAAGAACAAGGCCTGCGTTCCTATGTGCTCATTGATGCACAAAACGAACCGATTCCGAATTCGCTCGTGTTTGACAAGTTTGGGTATTCACCCACGTTGGCGGGAAGACTTACGTCACCAGTGGCCGTTCTCATTCCCGAAATTGAATACATCAACATGCTGCGCGGTACGTCGGTGCGCATGGAGGCCAGTCGAGCTGACCCCATGTTGCTTGCCGAAGTCGCCGAGACGCGCTCTAGCAACGTCGAAGGAATTCAGTACGACTACTATGCCGATGGTGACATGCAGTCGAGCGACGACGCCACCAAATTTCACCGCAACCGCACCAATGTACAACAACTTGCACAGCAGCAGCAAGTGTACAATGCCTTTTTTTCCGGAGACGTGAATACGCCCACGCGCGCCGGGACAGCCCTTGGAAACATCGTACCGTTACCCATTGGCCAAAAAATAACCAATATGCCGCATCATACGGGCCGTGGAGATGTCGTGCACCAGTACAAAATGTTCCAGGATGTCGTGTGTGGCGTCCTGGGTGTCCCGAGGTCACTCATCATGTCCGACACTCCGCATAAATCGGACAGTGAAGGGACGCATCAAACATTCATGAAAACAATACTCTGGTGGAAAAAAAACATACAACAAGCTTGTGAACACGTGTACAATATTATATACGCCGAAGACATACAGCAGCAACTGTTAAAGTCCATGAATTCGAAGAAACGCAAGCGTGATATGGGTGTGGGCGCCATGTACGCCTTGAAGAAACGCCTCCAAGTTCAGATTTCGTTCCCCGTGACACCGTTCATGACAAACGACGATTTGTACACTCACTACCAGCGCGGCGTCATGCCGTGGGAGACGTATGTCGAGTGCGCGGCGCGAAACGCGTCGTTGCCCTTCGACCCTGCGAATATACCCTCGGAACCGTCGCGCAACCCTGAGACAAATGCACAGGCTGCTTCAGCCGGTGAAAAGACAAGTGACGAAGACGAAGAAGAAGATGAAGATGAAGATGACTAAAGGAGCACACAGTGGCGTTTTGACGAGTAGAGTGCACGTGTCAGGTGGTCTGTGTAGTCACAACACCCACGGATGGTTTTCGGATAGTCTTCAGCCTTTGACGTGGCCAGTAGTACGGCCTCGACGCGCGCCAAAGACGCGTGGATTTGTTCCATAGTGGGTATGTTTTCCTCCCCGTCCGCCGTCGGGGGCTCAAACACTTCGGACAGGTCTTGTAAGATAAGATTGTGAATGTGCAACGTGGTCACAAAGTACGATTGAGGTGTCGTCGTGAGTTCGGGTTTTTCTTGGAACAATCCGTTTAAAAGACGTACAGTGCGTCGCCACAAACTCTCGGGAGAGTATGTTACCAAAAACGACATCTACTCATAAACTGAATAGGATAAATACACTCGAGCCTTCTTTTTTTTTTAGGATTTTATCTATAAGTAGGCCCGCGTCAAGTGCGAATGATTGACGATATTTTGTACACCATCAATCTCATAAAAATACGTCTTCGCGACGTAGGCGTCACCTGTGCATTGGATTCGTCCGAAAACAAAAAACTGGTCCGTTTGGCGTGGGAATTGCGCCAGTTGGCGTGTGCGCTTGGCGAGTCACCTGCGGAGACACTGTACGAAAATGCACGGATTGTCGCTTGGTCTACCACGGGGCGCTGGAACTATATCAAGTCTCTCCCGGACGTCTTTACAGCGCTGCAGTACGTACAATCATATCTCAGGGCATATGGACAGGGGGTAGCTCCGTGCCTTTGACGGTCGCTAGCCATCGCACCGCCGAAGAGTGGCGCAGCGCTTGGTCTAGACCACGCTGTGCAAAGGGTGACAGTGGTATGCCTGCCTGTTTCATCGACAACCAGTCAGCGGCGAGCCACGCTGGCGGGTCATGGTAGGTCTCTTCCAACGCCTTCGGGTCCGCATCGATGACGGCATTGTCTTTGGGGTAAAAGAGGACAACACGGCGCGCCGGGTCTTTCGGGGACGGGCGAACCGTATGCGCCCCAAAAGAGTAGGCGGGGACGGATTTCGTGACCCACTCTTCTGCGGGTTGGGGACGACGCCACGGAACACTATACATTTTTTAGTATTTAAACGACGTTTGCATGTACAATTACACATATGCTTTTATTATTATTTTTCATAGGTTTGGTCGCAGGGTTTAATACTCAAGATTGTCGAAAAAATAACCACGAAGCATGGATGTGCGACTACATGCACAACCAAAACCGGGACTATGGTCACGAAGCCGAATTTTTACTCCGTAAAAGCAAGGTCGCCGAGTCGCGGAGCATGATAGACGAACTAGGTGCCGAGGTCTTCGGGTTGACATCCATGTCGGACCGTTTCCGCCTCCAAACCAACGTGGCACTACAGCTGTCCCACCACAAAGCCGTGACTCGGAAAAACGACCACCGTCCCGTGTTGTCCTCTGGTGTCGGTCCGGTGGATTGGCGCAGTAATGGTTACGTGAGTCCCGTCATGGACCAGGGCGACTGCGGCGACTGTTTTGCATTCGCGTCTGCCACGGTGCTCGAGTATTGGCTGGCGCGCGAGACGGGACGTTTGACACGTTTGAGCCCACAATCGTTGATGGATTGTACGTCTGGCTGGGGGCGACCAGATGTCGGCTGTGACGGTGGCCTCATGGAATACGTCTTCGAGTATGCGAAAAGCCATCCCGTCGTCCCACTGACCGACGCGCCCTATATGGAGCGCCAAACGCACTGTCCCAGTCGCCCCATGCACACGCGGCTCCGTGTCAACGACTACCGCGTACTGATACGCGAAGATGACCCGAGTGCGGAAGACCAAATCCCTGCGCTTTTGCACAGGTACGGCCCTTTGGCCATAGGCATTGATTCGAGTTCGCTCGCGATGGCCAATTACAACGACGGCGTTTTTCAGGCGAGTCACTGCACGGCCGACATTGACCACGCGGTGACCATCGTGGGCTACACCGACGACGCGTGGATTATTAAAAATTCATGGGGTCCCGACTGGGGCAGAGATAATGGCTACTTGTATCTCGAACGCGGCAAAAATGCCTGTGGCGTGGCAGAATACATCGTGTATGTCACAGATGCGACACCTATCAATAGTCTATTGAGCACCGATTGGTTTTATGACATTTAAGACCACATGACCCATGCCATAAAAAAGGTCCACGTCGTCAGCCCAATGGCCACGCCAATGAGTTGACACCGCGAGCTAAAGTTGCCGCGTAGTTGTCGAATGGATTTTTTGAGTTCGGTCCGGTGCTCATCCAGTTGGTCGCGCATGTTGCGAAAGTTTTCATTGCTTTGAATCATCAGCTCCGAGTTCATCTGTATCACGTGAGAGACTTTGTCGTCCAAAGCAGCGACGCGCGTATCCAGTACAGAGACGCCGTCCTCTAATTTCTGAAGACGACCAGCGAGGAGTTTATCACACTCGTCTTGTAGCATTTTAAAGTATTTAGGTAATATTTATACAACCATATGGATTTTATTTCAGCAATTGTGTCTGTTGTTGCATTGAATGCATTGTTGTATGTTGTACACTATGGTGGCCGCTGGGGCGTCGTCGCAACCTGGATTCCCGGCAAACTGTTGGTACTCTTGGCCCAATGGTTTGTGGCCGACCACCACGACAACCAGGCACTCGTCAAGACACTCGAATATACATGGGCGACGTGCCTCGTCCCCGTCGTGTTTCTAAACGCATTCCACGTGTTTTTATGCTGTCAACAGGGGCGCGAACAGCGCTTTCGGTCGCATTTGTGGTGTCGGCGTTGGACGGTCGCCACCGTGGTGGCAGTGTTGGTGGGTGTTGCCACGTGGGCCGCCTGTGAGTTCGACGTCACCAAAACATCCGTGTACATATTTGGCACGGCGGCCTTTGCCATGAACATTCTAAATATTGTCGACGCGCCACAACATCTCAATGTAGCGGGCACACAATTAACGTGGTCCTACGTACTCGTGGTCAACGTCGTCACGTTTGTCCTCTTGGCCGCCGTAGGGGCACTCGTTCAGCGGCGCGAACACGTCTGGGCCGCTGTACTTACAAACGCACCTCTGTTTGCTATTGCGCTCATGGCCAACGCCGCTCTTTTACCACAAGCGGACGCCACAAAAAACATAAAACAACAGACTTACATGCTGGCCTACCAGACGTGGCCGTCTCTGGGATTGGTCGCTACCGCATGGCTTACAATACACGTGACCAATAAGGCCGGTTGGGCTGTATTTAATGCACTGGTTGCGTTAAATATATTTATTGGGATACAATACTACGTTGTGAGAAAAAAGTTCTAAGCCTCGACGTGTGCGCGTTTGGCGGAAGACTCCTCTGTGTCGTCGAGCTCGGATGCCGGGCGCTTTTTGGAGGCGTAGAGCACGCCGCCACCCGACGCCTCGCGGTCTGGATTGGACAGCACACGAATGCCACGGCCGAGGTCAATGTTCCAATGCATGCCAAAGTTACCGTCGGCCAAAAAGTAAAAGGACGGAGACACGACCGGTGCAATTTTTGCCCCATAGTTGATGTGGGCGCCCGTGATGTCGTTGCCCTGGTTGTCCTGCAGCGGAATGACGTTGCGCGTCGTCGTGCCGTACTGGAACATGCGCGCCTGAATCTTGACAGTGCGGTAGTCATCGTCTTCGCGCTTGCTGACCGGGTTGTTGAACAAGTCGGACAGCAGCGTGCGGAAAGTAGACTCGACCGTCTCCCCCGTCTCGTCCGCCAAATCCTTAGCAGACTCTTCCAGCTCCGCCTTGGTGCGAGTCAGAAGACCAGGTTCGTTCTGAATAAACGTCAAAGCGTCATTGGACACGCCCTCGAGGTAGTCGAACATGGCGACCGATTCAGAGTTAGAAGGGTCCTCCTTCAAGACACCAGCGAGCTTGGCGTTGCTCTCTGTGTGGCCGGACACCTTGCCGAGAGTTCCATCCTGTAGGTCGGTAAACTTGACCTCGGTCGGCGTAAGGCGCGTCAACATGCGATGGCCATCCTTATCTTTGGTGTTCACGTACTGCTTGTTGTTCTTTTCCGTGAAAGAAAACTCGATGGGACGGCGGACGTTCTCCACAACCGAATCGGGGACGGACATGGCCGAGGAACCCGTAGAGTAGACCACAAAGTCCGGAATCATCTTGTAGGTGACACCATAGCGCGTCGCAGACACAGCGTACGGCCGGACCAAAAAGGGCACGCACATGACAGCGCCGTGATGAATGCGGGTCTCGGCCGGAAGGCGGACGTAGGCGTCGCCAGCGGGGGTGTTCTTGACCTGCACAAAGCGAGACTGGCGCGGCTCGTCATTGAGCGTATAGGCGGGACAGCGGATGGTCATCTGCGTGCCATGCTCAGCGTCGTCCTTGATGGGCGTCGTAGCGTCCTTCAAAAAGTTGGCGTACGCCTTTTCCAGCTGTTCCTCAGGCGTCTTCTTCTTGTAGTACTTTTGCGCCTTTTTAATGGCCGCGTCTTGCACGCCAGACACGTTGGCGTCCCACATCATCTTCAGACCGGCTTGAATTTGGGCGCGCTGCGTGGTGAAAAAGTCTTTGCGAGCATCCACAAACTCAGTCTCGTCGCCGCCCGGGATGTAGGTCACAGTAATGTGCGCGGCCTTTCTGGTCGACGCGTAGCCGATGCCAAAGTTGCCACCCTCGTGTACGTGCGCCCAGCGGCACACGCCCGGCGGAGTCATCGTCTTGAGTTCGTAGCCCTTCTCGGTCTTGAAGCGAAATATCTTTTCGCCCTTTTTGGAAGGGTGAGCCGAAGAGTCGAGCTTGAAGTTGCCAGAGGTGCGAAAGTTCAGGTACTTGAATGGGGTCATTGCGGGTTCAGTAGACATGGTGTTTATTTGATACTCTATGTCACCTTATCCATTCAGAAAAAAGAATATAATCAACTTAAGAATTTTTTGACTTTCGAGACACATATTCTATTGTAAATGGTACGGAATTACATAATTCATAAGGGAAATAGTGACGAAGTTTTAAGATTATGATAGACATTTATATCTACAAAAACGCGACTATAATACAGTGACAAACCATGGCCAGCTCGACCGCAAACGACCGTCATATTGTCAATCAATTTAAGCGGACTAGAAGTGTCGACGTCGGTCAACTTCAAAATGTGATACCACTCAATGAATATCAGATTCAAAACTTGTGTGGCAACTATCTGCGGATGGCCATGCACGTACAGGACAATAACGACTCTCTGCGCCACAACAAAGCAATACACTACGAACAAATCATTGCAGGGTGGCTGCAAGGTAGTGACTACTACACACAAGACCAACTACAGGAAAATAACAGAACACGGCAAAAAAAAGGACAAACGGCACTTCCAACGCCTGATTTCTTGCTCAAACAACCCATTGACATTGAAGGGGTACCGGTCCACTGGATAGAATGCAAGAATTACTACGCCTCTACGGAACAAAAAATCGCCAAAAAGCAAGCATTTATAAAGAGTGCTGTTAAATACAAACAGCATTACGGGCCCGGAATCATGGTATTTGCGTTTGGGTTCAACAAAGATATCCCAATTCCACAAGGTGTGCGTTTTAAACACATATTCTAATTTGGGGTTACTTCTATCAACATACAGTATAAAGGTTGTACAGCAGACGAAAATGGCAGCAGATTTAGAGATTCTCTTTCTTCGACATACATTGAAAAAACGACTCTGCGCTATTAAGACTTACGAGAACAAACTGCGAGACATTGTCCATATGCCGGACGCTTCGCGCGAGCAAAAACTCCGAAAGGCACTCGAACTGGAAAAACTCCACGTCACGATTCTAAAGCGCCTCATCGCAGTGCACGGCGTCAAACAGCAAAAATATAAGAACAAGCTCGATGTTATTAAAAAACACATCGAGAGCTTGACTTTCTAGGTCGTATAACAGGCGCACGTGCGACTACGATGCCTTGTTCATTTGAAAACATCCCCCACCACCAAGTCTTACACTACATACAAATAATAAAAAAAACATCTATTCACGGCTAAACAACGCGTTGTACGCGTCTTTGCTCATTCTAAACTCGTATCCACCACTAACCATACTGTCGGTCCCATTTCCAATTTCGGATTGGTGGCTAAAGCGCTCCATAAACCACCACATGTTTGTCTCGGTGGCGTCTCGGTTAATACCGTCTTGACCGAACCACACGGTTATGGCCATTTCTTCCTGTTTGGAGACCTCTGGGACGGCGCATCCGTTTCTCCCCTCGTTGCCGAGTCGAATGCTGTAGTGTGAACCGCCGTATTTGTCCGACCAGGTTGGTATCCATCGGGACCGCTGAAGATGACGAAGGTAGGGCATGGTGTGTATGTGTGCTGGTGTATGTTCTATTCGGAATAGAAGATGGGAAATTTATTTGGCGGCGGTCGAACTTTTCTTTCCGCGATAGCTATCGGCGAAAGAACTTTTGGACACCTGACTGGGAAAAAAGCTGGCGGTGGTCGAACTTTTCTTTCCGCGATAGCTATCGGCGAAAGAACTTTTGGACACCCGACTGGGAAATTTATTTGGCGGCGGTCGAACTTTTCTTTCCGCGATAGCTATCGGCGAAAGAACTTTTGGACACCTTGGCGAAACAAAAATACAATTAAATTTAAGACAAACATTGTTTTTTATTACGGCATTTTTTTAACAAACTACGATACACGTCACACTTCATTTTGGTAGTGTTTTGCACACACCCGTACAACATCGAAGTCAATGTCTTACAATTATCAAGGTTGTTGGTCCAGTTCACACAATGTCGGCGTTTCCGTGGCATTTGTATTGAGAAATGGGCCTTTATAGGCCTGTGCACGTCTTAAATTTCGATGGTATCGGCATGTATGTGTCTACTGAGCAGTTTGGCATAGAGAGTGCGTTCGAGAACCACGGACGCGACGATACCACCGCCAAACAGTGCCACAAGACTTGCCCGACGGCTGAGGACTGCCTGTATACACAACCAGGGAGAGACGTCAAAGACGCAGGCGAGCACGCCCGCCCAGCAGACGCACGTGATGGCGTGGCACAAATAGATGTGCACCATGCACGGTAGGGAGCCATGGCTTTGGCCCAAAAGGATGCGTTCTCGTCTGAATTGCTGGCGTGTCTGTCGGCAAAACCAGATGGTTTGTAGTTTGGTGGCAATGACAGTGACGGCCTGGTGGTATCTGACGTATTGTAGGTCGCTGTGTATACAAATGGGCGAGTCGGTGGTGCGATGTCCAAGTTCGACGAGGAGACGGTCGACCCACCACGCGGCGCAGCAGCACCAGACCCAGGGCACTGTGGCGGAAAAGAATGCTAGATATCGACGTCGATACATGTTATAAACAAAAGTCTCATTTAAATACATTTTATTGTTCTTGTTTTTCAGTATTGTATCGGACTTTGTCCTCTTCGGCCCGACGCACGTAGTGTGCTTTCTTGTCTGCGCTGATGCTTTTCCACGCTGCGGCAATGTAGCCCATCAGGTCGCGTGGGCTTTTGTCCGGGTGCTCTTCGGCGATGGATTGGCGGTGGTCTTTCATGAAAAAGGCGTAGGACGACCGTGGGCGCTTGATGCGATGTGGCGGTACGTACCTGGACATTTCGTCGGCGTATCGCTGCTTGTCTTGTGCGGATTGGCGCTCGTATGTGGTCTTGTCCTCGAGATTTCTCCACTGCTCGGCGATGAGCTTGGACTGTTCGGACAGGGTGAGCTTTTCATCTCTGTCTTTCAGTATTTTGCGCTGTGCGCATGCATAGTAGAGAAAGGGGGTCATGGCGCGCTTGGGGCGGGCGGGGTCGCGTTGGCGTTTTTTCTTGTTACCTCTTACCATCTTAAATTATAATGTAAAAACACACGTCTTTATACCTTATTATTTTACATGTTAATGGATTCACGCTTCGGATACGATGCGCCATCGTACTTGGTGCATGGTCTCGACAAGTTTGGCGATGTGGGAAATTTGTTGTTGTGTTTCCTGTTGGTTGACTGTCAGAATACTGAGGTCAGCGCGCATCGAGTAGACGGTCCACAGGTGTGCGACAATGACGGCCAGAAGCGCAGTGACCATGCATATTTCAGTGATGGGTAGCGGCTTGGGCGTCGTGCCATTGTGGAGGGGCGTATCCGGATATCGCCGGCGCGCGTCTGACATGTCTTCCTCGGAGTCGTTGCTCTGTGTGTCAAAGTCTGCGTCGAGCGGTGGTCCGTCGTCTACCATGGTGAATAGTGCGCAGCGGCGCGTGTATATATCTTAAAATGCAATCTTTCGTTGGGATTTTCTCTGGCGTAGAGTGGCTTCGGCCGCTAGCATCGGTGACTCTTCCTCGGGTAGGTCTTTGGGTGTCGTGGGTACTTTTGATGCGAGCACAAGTATGAGAGCAAAGGCGGAGATGCTAATTTGCACCCCAATGGAAATGCGCACCAAGGACACGGCCACCATGTATAAGGCAATGCAATCGGCGGCGATGACGGCGGCGAGAATCACGGCGAGGGTCCCGGCATTGAGGGTCGGCGCCATGACAATCATGAGCGGGTCAACGACCATGTGTGGCGTGACAAACGCGGTCCACTCGCCCTCCACAAGAAGGGCCACCGTGTTCAACACGACAAAGGGAAAGGCCCAAGAAAAGAGAACGCGGAGACGGCGTCCGAGATAGCTGGTGAACGAGGGCATACGTAAAACTTTATATATGGACCAACACTGGAGCGTATCGAGAAGCCACAGCAGTCCAGTGAGAACAACGGCGGCGATACTTCCTGGAAGTGTGTGAATACAAACGGCTTGCTGAGCGTTGACGCACCGTAGTGTGGAGACGAGTGCCAATGTTCCGGCAATGGCATCCAGAGTCGCGGCGGCCAGTTGTAAAAAAATGGCGAGGCCGAAAGCGACTTTACTCATGGCTACAGTGCAGAGTAAAATGATACCGTAGAACAGGTAATTGACAAGCAGCAAGTTGGTGGCTTTGTGCACCGATTCGGACGAAAACTCTCGGGCAATACGAACGCCGATACTGACAAGCACAATTAAAAAGATACGCACCCGGACAGTATTTTGTACGCTGGCGCTGGTCATTTGTGGAAGGCTTGGTCCACTTTATATATGTCTCGGTGGCACTTTACCGTGAACGACTGGTAATAGGGGGATTGGATTGCGGGCCATGATACTCAACCCGGCAACGACGGCCATGCAAAGGATGGCTCCCAGTACCCACATGTAAACATCTGGTGTGTCGTCGGTGTCTACAAAGTCACATAAATGGACGGCACACACTGTTCCATTCATACCATGTTCGAAACATTATATTAAATAGTGTCTATGTGAATAGGAAAAGTCGGGTATATGAATCCGCGACGTGTTGGTAAACCATGAGTAAGCGCCCACCACCCGGACCAACACCGGGACCCCAAAAAGTCGCACGACCCAAAAAAGTCGCACGTACAACACCGCCGCCTGTCAACGGCAAGCGCCCCGGCCAGCCAATATACAAGCAGCACGTGTCCAAACGTCCCAAACACGACACAGGCACTGTGGAAGGGTTGGCGCGTTTGTTCGAACACCTTGATTTTTGCACACCGCGTCAATTCGAGGCGGAATTGGTGACGTTAGAATATACGTATGGACGCGACCAGGATTTTTCAACGTGGTCGGATGCCAATAATTCGGCCATATTTCGCAAGGAGGCGCTGCGCATTCATCGTCTTGTGGACTGTGTGCCTCGGATGCCTGAGGATAAGCGGGAGGGCTACATGCGACGTCTTCACGCCCTGCAGACAAGGATACAACTGTTGAAAAGGCGAGCCATACAAAAAAGTTCTATTCACTAAAAAATTCGTGTACAAATTGCCGCGCGGCGGCTGCCGACGTGGTGGATGTGGGTATGTTTGTTTCCATGGGTGTGAATTCTATTTGTTTTTCACAGTCTGCCATGTATTGTTTGAATTTGCTGTGTCCCATCGATTTCAACCACGACACGCATTCGGCGGGTGCCACTTCGTTGACGCGCTGGAGTACCATAAATTGCCCGCGTTCGGAATTGAGTACGAATGGTTGGGCAACGGCGGTGTTGTTTTGTCTTTGTGGCGCGTGTTGGGCCACGGGTTGTACGGGCAGTGTTTCACCGGGGTGATGTTGGCGAAACCACGCTGTCCACTTCTCCACACCTTTCTCGAGAGCATCCATGTGTTGTTTTTGAGATGCAATTTGCTCAAACAGTAGTAGGGTTTTACCATTATCTTTGGCCGCGCCGCGCTGCTGGGCTTGAACGAGGTTTTGACGTTGTAGATGTTTGAAGAGAGTCTCCATCGTTTGTTCGGTGCGTTGGTGGCGTACGCGTTTCCACGAGGAGTAGCGCGTGTGGTATTCGTCCAAGCATTCTTGAATACACGTTTCTGTCCAATCGGTGAGAGACTCGAATGTTCGTACGAACGGCTGTCCGCCGAGTTGTGCGACTTTGTCGAAAATGGGCCTGGCCTCTTCTCCGGGTTTTTGCCAGGTGCAGTGCCATATTAGCCCTCCCTGTGCGACGTGTCCTGTAAATTTGTTTTTCTTAAATGTAAAGTACAAGACATCATTTTCGGCAATGATGCGCGTTTGGAGTAGTTGCTGCAAACGCCGCATTGTGTTGCTATAAAATTGGATTTTGTTTGATGCGTCCCATATGCGTTTCACATTCCACACCGAGTATAAATGAATCTAATGTTTGGTTGAATGACATCATGTGCCATCTGTACACAAACTACCGCGCGCGGGCCACTATTCCGCACGACCTGTGGTCACGTGTTGCACGCGCAGTGTTTGAACCGTACGTGGCAAGAGTGGCACATCCCGTGTCCGGTGTGTGCCACGGCGTTGGGTGTCGCCCAGATGGAGGCGAGTGGTGATTGTCGCGTGGGTTTTATGACCAAGGATGGGTTTTTGGCCTGTTACACTGTATTAGGCACGACGTCGGAAATCGTGCGCCATACTACATGTGCCCCGTGTTGGAGTCGGGATAAATCTGGCCGTTTAAATAGAAAGCCGCGATTTTCTCTTTTGAAATGCAGCATGTGCGTCGCATAGTTTTAGTATAAAATGCCGTCTGCTACAAAAAAAAAACAGTACAGCATGCAACGCATCGAACATTTGCGAGGGCAGTCCAGCCTCTTTATATTTGATTTGGAATTCATCGGCGATGTTCGCCAGCTGGCCACGTGTCGTATTTGGGAAATCGCCGTCTACTCTGTCGCGACTGGCACGTGGTTTCAGGCCGTCGTAGACCCAGACCCGTCGGCCAGCGTGTTTCCGCCGCCACCCATACCAGAACTCCCACAGTTGACGCGCGCCTTTTTGACGGCGCACCGGGCGTGTCTGTGGGGAGACGTATATCGCCAGCTGCAGACTTGGGTACAAGCCGTGTGTCCAGTTGGCCACATCCCCGTGTTCATTTCGCACAACACTTTTCGCGCGGACAAGCCGATTTTAGAGTTTGAGTGCCAGCGCGCTGGCTTAAAGATGCCGTTTCACTGGTATTTTTTCGACAGTCTCCATTACTCGCGTTATGTGATTAAGCAGAGTTCGGGGAACTATTCCCTGACGGGCCTGTACACGACATTATTCGGTGAGAAATTCGACAACGCACACAGGGCGGAAGCGGATGTCCGGGCGTGTCATCGTATTCTCCAACGCCTGTCAAACACCACCTTTGATTTGGTGGGTCCGACCTATCCGGTCTACTCGACGTCGCTACGGTCAGTGCGTTGGATTGGGCGCCGAGCAGAATCGGTCTTTGCCGAAGCTGGCGTGACGTCGCTGGAAAAGTTACTGATGTTAATTCAGGGAAACTTGCAGCGAGACTTTCTCGGTGGCAACACGGACGAAAGACTCAGCGTGCAAACAACGATTACCACGATTATGGAGAACAAGCTACCATACGAAAACATCGAAAATATTCTCAACACTCTCGTGGGCATTCTTCGCGACAGACCTTTTAGTCACGCGTTTGTTCAAAAAGCTCAAGACGTGTTAGTAAAGTGTTGACGTTATCAATGATAACGTCGATTTGTGCCATGGCGGTCGAGTCTTGTTCGTAGGTAGTTTTCAAGTTTTGTAGACCACAAACCGATTTGTGAACGTATTCGAGAATACGTTCTTTGTCTCTGTGTTCGGTTTCAATAAAATGAATGGCCTGCTGGTACAGTGTCTGGATTCTGGAAATGTCAGTGCGGCGCGTCTGGGCTGCCCACCAGCGTTTAAACCAGGTGGGAACCCAGGCAAGCGGCTGGTGGATTTTGAAGAGCGGCTGCGTCGTATCGAGCCGCTCGTGGCATTGGAGAGAATGTATGACACGCAGGTTAATAAGAGTATTTTCAAAATTGTCCATTTAAATAAATTTTAAGGGTATTAAATACCACTCACTCGTATAAAGTAAGGACCCGCGACCTTGTCCTTGCGCATCTGTAGAGCCGCGGCCACGTCGTCCTGGTTCCAATTGGCACCTGCTGCCCACGTCGAACCGTCGCGCATTTTCAAAGCGGCGTCACGCTTACCCTGCAAAATCTCGTAACTACTCTTGGTAAATTTGCAAGTGAGAGCCTCCAGAGGCGCACAGCGCGTCGGGGGCACAAAATGAATCATCATGCCTGATTTTTCGACCAGCTTGGGATTTGTCGACGCGGCAAGGTCTTGTTTGTACGTCTCAACAGTCCACGGTGAATCTTCTGTGTCTTCGGCCTCCGTCTCGGTTTCAGTCATGGCTGACGATTCTTCGGTCTCGGTCTGCACCGAGGGTGCCGTCTCGGGACGGATGTTCATGCGCAACCCACCCGTATAAGAAGGCTGCGTGTGCGACACAAACGCACGGTGGGGCGTTGTCGTCTCCGCCACGGCTTCCGGCTCGTCACCTGAGAAACGACGAAACAATGACGGCAACTTTCGGCGCACAGGAACGCCTTCCGAACGCTGTGCGGTCGTTAAAGCGCGCGCAAATGCGCTGTACGCGGCGGAATTGCGCGGTAGGCATGTCATATGCTTGGCATTAAAGGCTTCAAACGTGGGTGGGTCCCCTTTTGTGCGGCGACAGTGGCGCTCGTACATATTACAAGATTCTTTTAGTGTCAGAGACATACTTTTTTAAATAAACAGATACCTTTTATACGTTATTTTTTTTCAGTTAATCGCACTGCGGCAATGGTCGCCCCTGCACTCTCGCCTTCGCGTGTCATCAACTCACATTCACATTCACCCATGACAGAAAACGTCAATTTGTCGACAATGTAGATATCGTCACCGACTTTGAGTGTATTCCACTCGTCTTGGGCAATTTCGGACGGGTGGTCGTGGAAAAACGATATGATACGATATGCCTTGCCTTCGATTTCGGCACGCGTGCCAGTGCATCGGTTGGGGACAATTCGTTCGGACATATTTGCAATGTGACAAACGCCCTTATACCTTAAAACCGCAGCATGTCTGGATTCTTCTTAAGGGCGCGACGACGGCGGCCGATGACGGGTGCTTCAATCGTCATCAGTGCTTCGTCGTCTCCGTAGTCGTCGACAAGCTTTGCTACTTGAGGCACGTCGTCTTTGTCGGTCGATTTGCAGAGGGTCAGAGCCAGAAACATGTTGATAAGGTGCAATGTCGCCAGTGCAAAGGAGGAGACCAGCCACCAGTGGTTGACCGACCAGCGAAGACTCATACACTCGGCATTACATCCCCAATACCAGCAGTAGGCCAGCGACGGCTGGTGCTCTATCCTTGCCGAGGGTGCAATGGTGCGATTGTACTTGGTCTGCAATCTCATGAGCATCTCCATGTTGTTGACGACTTCGACAGTCGTGGTCACGCTATTCGGGTCGCTCAAAAGTGCCGCAATCGCATCGGGGTCGTCGCGCCACCCGTACGAAGAGGCACGGCTCCAGTCCATGTAGGTTTCCATGTCAAAGTCGTATGTTATTTGACACTGGGCGTCTGCCGGCGAACACTGAAATTGATAACGTGTCCTCATGTCGGGTTCCCAAAACCAAAAGGTACATTCACCGCCACGAGGCGACGAATACATGATCTCGTGATTGATGGCCTCAAAACGGGTCGTGGGACACCCTGAAAATGTCTGCGTGTCAGAACACGTTTGCTTCATATCGTCGCCAAACAGACCCATATTCCACGCGCGAATCACGCCACACGACCCCTGAATGGCCACAAGTATGGCGAAAAACACGATGGTTTTGGTCAACACCGACTTGCTAGGTCGTGGACCGGCGAACGCCAACACGCCGATAATAAAGGTGGCTGCGGAAACGGCACACTCGACGATGGCCATCGTATAGGGGACATCACTGTCGTCGTGCCCGGATTTGCCTTCCAAGTAGAGTTCATTATACGGAATCAGATACAAAGACAACGCATAGGCCGCTGTGGCACCGAGGCCCACCAGCATACATAAATACGAAACGGTCGATACTATCATGATACAACGGCATCAGACGTCTTATATATGGTCTTTTGATTGATGGTTCCTACAAACACCAGGCCCGACCTCATAAACACCGACCTTGGCATGTAATGTATGGTAAGCTCTTAACATGTCAGATATAATCCCCGGTAACTGATGTCGCATTTTGGCCAATGCTTCGGGCGTGCGCGACGAAAAATACCAATTGAGCTCGGTCAGCACGGTCCCGAGTTCGCCTTCCGATGTCCGGTCCCGAATATAGACTGACACGTTGTGTACGTCTAGACTCCACTGGGCCGCTGCCCATTTCAAAAAGGCGATGACGAATGATTTGTTGAATTGATGAAATGACATTTGACACTCTCACCTTCTTTAAATACGGTATAAGCGGCGCATATGCGGGAGGGTAACTGAACCGACCCGTGAACAGGTCATGGTCATGTTGGCTTTAAAGACGCGTTTATTCTCTGAACTTGTTGACCCCATGCGCCATTTGAAAGACCATGGGTTTAGCGACCGTGGTTTGTCTTGCGCCTCCGTGCGCACCTTTGGCGATTTTGCCTTTCTGCGCGACGAACACGGTGCGGACTCGACGTGTTTGACTGCCCCGTGTCGCGTCCTGTCGGCCGTAGTCAATCAGCACGACAAGGGAGACGCACACGTGTTGACCATTGAACTGGACCCTGCGTGGATTGAAGCTCTGAAGCCCGCTCTCAAGGCGGTCTGTCAGAAAGTATTTGCCACGCCGGACGCACTGGCACTGGCCACAGCACAAGCGACCGACGTCGATATGTTTTGGCGCACGTGTGCTCTGCCCTTTTACAACAATACACTGTCGATACGCGAATCGGCGTTCACGAAACGGGGACATAAAAAACAATACATTAATATTTTTGATGTTCAAGGAAAGGAGAAGACTGGACGACTTCACATATATACAGGGGGGCTCGTCGCCGTGTCTCTCGGATTTTATATGTACGAAAATATGCGGGAGGACCAGGTCATGCACGGTATGCGTGCCAAAATCGTGCACGGCATTCAGGTGCTCGAAACCGGCGGACCACCACCACTGCTCAAACAACCGTGGTCATGGCACAATGTAGACTTTTCCACCATGAAAATAGACACGCACGGCAGTTTTGAAGTGCGCATGCCACCGCTGCGCGTCGTATCACACGACGCGAAGAGTATCACGCTAGATGTCGAAGACAAGCCGGAATTTAAAGCCGCACTCGCGGCGTTCTACACGCTCGCACAGTGTGACTGGTCTGGTAAATATGTTCAGTTGGCGTCGACGGCGCACAAACAGGTTACGCCGGGAGCTCTGGCGATAGTCTGCGCGGCGCCCTCAAAAACCAGCAGCAACACGATTGAGTGGTCAGTGCGGAGACTACACTGCCACCGGGCGAAGGCGGTGGGCTCGTCGGTGGCGTGTCGGGCGGCGTTGGGACAGAGGGAGGCTGCGTCTCGAGGGGAGGCGGCGGTGGCGGTGGGACGTAAGCGACAACACGGCGACACATCGGACACGTCGCCTGGCGCTCAAACCAAAAAGAAATGCAGGTAGGATGGAATGTATGTGCACACGGCAGTATCGTATATTTGTACAAAGGCTCCCAACAAATGGGACATGTTCCGACATCCTTACACATGGGATTGTCGACGCAAACTTCTAAATGATTCATCCTTTTAGCAGTGTTTATATTTATAGTATCTATCTACGTGCCCACCGCCCGCGGCGTGCGGCTAAAGTGGTCCGTAAAATACATATCGTCATCGATGCGCCAACACACTAACATAAACAAACTGACGAACAAGACATATTCCGTCACATACCACCAAGAACACGCGTCATCACCAAACATCCACATCGAACACAGACCCACCAAGACCACCGTGAGCAGCCAATGAAACACCCACCATTTTGACCGAGGTTTAAACCGCCAGGGGCACGTCTCGGCCAAAATAAGAACGACACCTATCACGATAAGTTCATCGTGGGTTGCCGACGTATCAAACATCGATATTACAAACGCGAGTGCAAACAAACTAAACGCCGCCACAATGCCCAAAATGTCCGTGTAATAGGACAGCACGACGGCTAATATATTACAGGCAATGACAATGCCACGCCACGGGTCGGTCGTAAACGCGCGCGATAACAAAATTGGCGTCTGTCCATCACACACCTCGCCGTAATCACCACCTTGTATCGTCGGAATCACAAACATTAATGCCAACATAGACAACAGAACGAGAAGGACGACACCGACCATCCATAAGGAACGTATATGTATGTGCATTTTATCATAAAGTGTACGCCACTTAAATAGTTAGTTATCTTTTTTTACAAAAGATACGGTCTGAGGGTCGGCCCAGGCGTAATTTTTGTGGTAGAGTTTGAAAAAGTTTGCCTCTTGCACCGGGTAGCGCAATTTTGGCAGTTTTTCCGGCCTCTGAACCCATACGCGGATTTTCGTACACCACACGTTCACCTGCCCCGTCTCTCGGTCCAATAGAACTTTCGCCACGCGCTCTTTGCCACAATAAAGGTAGATGGCCTTGGTGTCTTCCTTGTAATCGTACTTTCCCAAGCCAAAGGCCCAGGCTTCGTGTTTGAACTGGCTCAGGGCGTCATCTTCGACGATGCCTTCCCATACCTGCACGGGCTCGGATATCCATTGGTCGGTGTTTAAGGTGCGTCGATAGACATACCATATGACGTTTGTCTGTAAATAGTTTCCCATTGGAGACTTGCGTCGAGTCTCGGTCTTTATATAGTGTCTTCGCCGTTTTAGTGCAAAAGATGACGGTTGTCGATTGTAATTTTTTTTCCATCCCATACCACCGAGTTTGTTTCTGGTATCGAAAGCCCCAAACCGGCTCTTTGGCGCTGAAACACTTCAAAGCCACGTGCCAAATATTGTGTACTGTCTATTCGAACGCCAGAAGATAGTGCAAGTGCAGTATTTACAAAAGCGGGAATAGCATCATTCTCCCATTTTTTTTTGAAATAAGCTAGGAACTCCCGGTCTGCCTCCAGCCTGTCCGCAGAAACACGGCCTCCTTCAAGGTCTGGTTTAAATGACCATCCGTTGCCAAGGTTCTGGAAAGCGAACATATTGCGCCACTGTTTCATTTTTTCTTCATCGGTTGGTCGCGTAAAAAAAGAAAACATGTATCACAAGGACGGACATTATTTATATACCCTCGTCAAGCTAAAAATGCCGCCACGAGTACACACAATTCCAGCGGCCGACACAAACGCGCACACCGCTGAACTTTTCTATTCGCGAAAGAACTTTTTTCTATTCACGATAGCTATCGCCGATAGAGATTTTGGACAATCTTGAGAAAAAAAAAGCTGGCGGCTGAACTTTTCTATTCACGAAAGAACTATTTTCTATTTGTGAAAGCGAACCTACGGTTCGATTCGCGATAGCTATCGCCGATAGAGATTTTGGACAATCTTGAGAGAAAAAAAAGCTGGCGGCTGAACTTTTCTATTCACGAAAGAACTATTTTCTATTCACGAAAGAACTATTTTCTATTTGTGAAAGCGAACCTACGGTTCGATTCGCGATAGCTATCGCCGATAGAGATTTTGGACAATCTTGAGAAAAAAAAAGCTGGCGGCTGAACTTTTCTATTCACGAAAGAACTATTTTCTATCGGTGAAAGAGATTTTGCCGGCTCAACTTTAAACTATTTAAATCAAACACCATTCATAAATGAAACCCACTATGGAAATGGCCAAAACATTCTGGCGACATAACATCACCGTACATATGCGCGTATTTGACTTGGAAACATTCCGCGCAATACAGTGGTGGCATCCAGAGCAATCCGGCGTCGTTTATGTCCCCAAAGACGGTAAATTCGAACCTAAATTTGACGGTAAACAAATAAACTGCGAGACATCATTGACGAATTGTTTTGCAGAATTGCCCGATATTCCCGAGTCTGTGGACAGCGAAAAGTTTCTCCGTGACATCGACGAGTTGGTCGTATCTGTAAAAAAGGCTCCACCAGACATTATGAAGAACTCACAGGTTGTTTCAGAGATGCTTGAGTTGTCTTCATCAACTTCTGCGAACGAGATTGAGAGAAATCTAGCTTTTCATCGCGCGAAACAAAAATTAAGAGCCGTGACGGCATTTAAAGCTAAAACTTGAGTATTTAATCTAATTTTTTTTTTTTGGAAAAAATAGGAAGACTTAAACTTTTTCTAAAAATGGGTTTATAGATTGACGCTCAGGCGCGCGCCGTTCAAACGAAAAGAGACATGTTTGACAATTAATCACGTAGAGCAACCGGCGCGCATGAGTCCGCGCCACATGTACGTCAAACGGCCGCGTCGCCTCGGAACAGATGTACACAACATACGGCACGGGAATGCCGCGGTATTCGGACGCGCGCATCACCGACGCATTTGTGCCTGATGGTTTGGCACTCTTTTCTTCATACAACGTGTCACCGTGTCCCGTGTGACGAACCGTGCGCACGCGGCCGCGCATCCAAATACGACCTGTGTCAATACTGGCCCAATTTCGCGGTTCGTCGGCAAAGCACTGCATGGGCCAACCGGCATGGCGTTGCAGCAGTGTCTTGACGAATTTTTGCACGTCGTTTGACTGTATCATCGCCACGTTGTCCGTCGCGTGGTGATAGACGGGCGTCACGGTGAAGCGACCCGATGTCCACATGTCGCGAAATACCTGGCCTCTCCCACGTGGGTACTGGTCCAACCGTCCTATACAGACCACTCGACACTGGTCAAGTTTCGAGGCGAGTGCACACCACTGTTCGACGCTCCATTGATGGGCAAAGGCGACGTACACTGTGATGCCAGTCAGTACCGGACAGTTGTCCAAGACGTGTAACGTACCCCATTCGACACAACAGTGCCAGCGGAACACGTCTTCAGCCTGCAGGCACACAACCACTGCGTCAGTGGGGACATGAGACGGACACGGAGAGCCTAACGTTAAGTTTGTATGACAAGGCTTGAAAGCTGCTTCTAATTGTCTCGTGCGGGTAATCTCGACATTTGTTGTCCACAGACCTTTGTATTTCTGAATTCCCGACCTTAGTGGCGGCTTTCGTCGTGTTCCAGTGTCCCAGCGCAGCTGTATTTGCCATGCCATGCGTGCGTCAAAGTCGTTCCAGTCGACCGAATGTTGGGCGATGTTGGCGACGCGCTGAACGGTGTCGCGCGCCTTGGTCGCGTTGTACAAAAGAGAGCGGTTGGCCCAGGGTGATTCTTGGTCACATAGTATACATGGGTTGGCAGAAATGTGGGCGTAGGCGACTTCTACGTCTATGTCGCGTATGGTGTAAAATGGGTAGGCGACGGCAACGGTGCGCAATGCCAGGGAGTGGTAGGCTTTTGTAGCAAGTTTGCCATAGGAGTCAAAATGTACAATGTTAAATTTACGAAACCGCTTTTGAGCGGATAGGATGGGTTCGACGTCGGGCGTGGGTTGTCGTACTGTGATATCGACAATGTTGCGAATGTTTTTTCCACGCACTTCGACCACAAAGTCAAGGTTGGCATGGTGGCATGGAAGCCATCCCGACACTTGTTTAGAGACAGTACCATCACTGAGCGTGAAGGCACAACGGGGCAACAGTGTGGGAAAACACTCCCATATGCGGTCTATGCGCTCGATATGGCACCGCCACATGCTGTGTGGTAGTTTATTCGTATATACATTCTGGGCGACGCATACGATAATTATATGTGACCACATTTGAATAAGTCGACAGTGTCGCGTTTTTTGCTGCAGGTTTCCATACAAGAGTTTACGAGGGTCAGGGATTCCTCTTTGGTCAAACGTCCGTCGCCGTTGCCGTCGCAGTCGTCGAGAACGCGCCCAAGGCCGCCAAAGACTTGGAAGCCGACGCGTTTCCACCAGGGCAAGCGGGATTCGATGGCGTGTCGCAGTTCGCGTGTACTGATGACATCGTCGTGGTCGCTGTCGGCCACGGCATAGAAGCAGTCCATGGCCTTTTCTCGGTCTGGGCAACGTGCCTGTGCGGCAGCTAGTATACATAGAGCTAGAAGAACCCGTCGAAGCATGTCCCGGAAAACATAGTCGTACTTATAGTATCAAAAAATAAAAATCCAACATAAGAAGATAATATGACACTATATAATTGCCGCTAGTCAGTGATAACAAACAACAATCATGTCCGGCTTCAACTACCAACCGTCTAAAAGTTCTCTTCGCGCCGATACTGTCGTCGATTTTGTCGGCCAGTCCGTCATTAACTTCCGCATGCGTGACATTCCTGGGATGGGGGACGCGTCCATCGCCAAGTTTGGCGAGCACGGCGTCTACACACCGGCACAAATTCTGGCCAAGTTTCTATCGTTTGTCGACGGCCCTGACGTCACACATCAGGATGTTTGCGAGCGTTTCTACAATTGGGCAAATCCCATCATGGGCAAGGCTAACACACACAACTTGACCTTTGCGCTGGCGAATTACGCCGGTGAGCACGGTCTATTTGTATATGAATAAACAGAGCAATGCCACCAGACTGTAGATGGCGAGGCAAAGTCCCAAGGACAGCTGGCCATTGACTGTAAGTAGCGTTACTGAAATAGATACAACACATAACACTAAAATAACAGCTATCGTTTTGTATCTCCACCGACTCGTATGCGAGCGCACCACTTGACCCTCTTCGAGCTGCGACAATATTCTGCCAGGGTCGTTAGTAGGATATGTCCGTTTATGTCGACCCGAAACGGACATTTCTATTCACATAGACAGGGCCTAAATAGTCCAAATCGATTATGTTGGGAATATAATTGGGAAATAGTGTTGGTGTTGACGATAAACAAAAAAAACATGGACGGCAACATGGATGGCATCAGCGCAGAAGAATTCGAACAAATCAAACGCGACTTTGTTGCCGGCATTCCTGCGGGTGACGCCCTTAAGCAGCAGCTCAAGGAACACAACAAGGCTCAGAAACAGCGTCTGGCATCCATTCATTCGTACATGCGCGAACACGACATCATGTCTGCCGACCTGGGTGGTGTGACCCTGGAGCGCGAAGAGAAGACGACGGTCAAGGTAAACATGGCGGCACTCGAAGAGTTGGTGCAAAACCCCGCTGACATAGAGGCTTACAAGCGCGACAACGCGGTCACAAAAGAGAGTCTTAAAGTGCGCAAGCCCAAGCGCCAGCGTACCGAATAAGAGTATAAAAAATGCAGTTATTTAATTTAAATTATGAAACGACGAAGATGTACTACTTGTAAACATACCATGAAGGGTCATAAGCGGAGACGTTGTATGACCCATCAATCTCTGACCTTGGACGACGGGTCGTCCTACGCCGGTACCACATACGAGGATGTGCCCTATGGTACGGGCGTTCTCACCATGCTCAACGGCGACACGTACTCGGGCGACTTTGAAAATGGCCAGCGCCACGGTGTCGGCACGTTTTGCACGGACACGTACACGTACAAAGGCCTGTGGCGCAACAATAAATTTCACGGCTTGGGTACGCTACATTTTGTCACGGGTGAAATGTACGACGGTGAATTTTCCGACGGGCTCCGACACGGCATCGGGCGCCTGGTCGAGTCTCCACGTGCGTGGTACCGCGGGGAGTGGCGCCACGACCAGAAACACGGCAAAGGCAATTGTCACTCGGATGACGGCTTGTACGAGGGGCAATTTCAAAATGGACGCCGCCACGGAAGTGGCACGATGACGTACCAAAACGGCAGTACCTACAAAGGACACTGGTCTCGCGGAGTTCGTTGCGGAAAAGGCCATCTGAAAGGTGCATCCACCGAATACAGGGGCTATTGGCGCGAAGACATCTACCACGGTACGGGCACGCTGCAGTGTGTCTCGACCGGGACCTACGAGGGACACTGGAGAAACGGCCTTCGACACAACAAAGGGCGCCAAACGTCCCCTAAAGGAGATGTGTATGATGGCGGGTGGTCACGCGGACGCCGCCAAGGCGCCGGAACGTTGACGTCGGCCAACGGCGACGTGTTTGAAGGATTTTGGATATCTGACCTGCGCAGTGGTTGGGGGCGTTTAGTGTCGAAAGAGGTGACGCACGAAGGTGAATGGCGCGACGATATGCGCGAAGGTCCGGGCAGTGAAACGCAAGACGGTGTCACGTACTCTGGACATTGGTCCAAAGACGAACGGCACGGCGTGTTCATCAACGCCGACCGACCGCCCCAACTCTGGGTCTGGGGCGAACATTTCCAAATGCGTTCGCCCCAAGAAGTGAAAAAGAAAATCATTCACCTTTTGAAACGTAACGAGTACGAACGAGCGCTGGACGCCGCCAACCTGCACCCAGGCGTCCTCAAGTGGCCATGGCTCACCAGACATGATAAGGGTGGACACTTGGTTAAATCAATGGATGTCTCTGATATTCTCACATTTATCAAGTCTAAAGCGTGGTCTCTGTTTAAAAAGAAGCGCTATGCATTCATCTCCGCCTGTGTGGCTGCGCTTCCGCCAGACACGTTGTCAGTCGTACAAGATACGCCCGTTGCGCGCGTCTTATTTGACAATATCACGCAAGAGTTCTCACCAGACCCTTGGATTGTCGGCCATGCGTCGTACTCTGCGCAGACGCGCGAAAGGTTGCTCGAAGGTTTGCACCTCGGAGAGTTTGGCCGGTGTGAACCCATCGACCCGTTCACGCGCAAACGTCTCACGCCCACATCGGGGACATTTTTGCACGAAACGCACAAACGTGCCCGAACCGTGTGGAAAACGTTCGTGAAACACCTCGGGAACACGGCGCCCGTGGAGAGTTTGGCCTATCAATTTAACGTGGCCGACTACGAGGAACTTTTGCGCAATGCGCGTATGGCCAATGATACACACACAGTGCGCTCTGTCATGAAAGACAGAGATGACTACATTAGTCGTGAGCGAGCGTCGAGTTTATGTGAGCTTCAAAGTCTGACGTCTTGAGACCCTCAAACGTGTCCGCTGTGCGCAGTGTAGTGGCCTGGACCGGTTTGGTCTGGCCAATGCGCCACGCACGCCCTATCGCCTGCTTGCGCACGTGTGCATCCATGCACGGTTCTATGAAAAATATACGTGACGCGGCCGTCAGCGTAATACCGACCGAGGCCGTTTTTGTCGTCATCAAAAAGACTTTGACGTCGTCCGATGTCTGAAAACGCTCGATGGATTTGGCGCGGCGATTCGGCGTCATGCGTCCTTCGATGGACACGTATGGTATGGAATCTTTCTCCAGGCGCGTGCGCACTAGGTGCATGACACTCCGGTACTGTGTAAATACGACGCATTTTTCATCACTGCTGTGTATCAAGTGTATCAGACGACGAATTTTGAGGGGTGTCGCGTTTGACTTAATTTTCCGATGCATGCTCATTGGCATAGATACGGGGTAGCCCAAATGGTCTATCGACGACCACTGCTGCTCAGTGGTCGACGACGGAGCTTCGCCGCTGATTTGGAGCTCGCGCAGCATGCCATTTCCGGCCGGTTTCCGACACAAGGGACAGCGCCGCTGCATGTCATGTTCGTACGCCGACTGTATGCACTCGTAGCAAAACATATGTTGGCAGGGCGTCAGCGCTGGACGTTCCATCACGTCGCGACATATTGCACACGTTTCATTGCCTTGGAGCCAGCTATCGACGACCTCGCGCAGGGATTGGTCGTACTCGGTCGACCCCAACGACTCGATAAACGCATCGACCGTTTTCGTCGTCGAGTGGGCACGGTTGTTCTCCTGCAGCATTCCGTAGACATGTGTCGCGTTCAATGCATAGTGCGTAGATGCCAGACGTAACCACCGCATGTAATGCATAGACCGCGCCTTGCGATGATGAGATGTATCGAGGGCATCCATAGACAGCCGCTGCAAAATAGACGCACACAATGCTTGGTAGACGTCGGCATTTTCGAGAGGTACAATGTCCTCGACATGTGTTACCGGTGGCAAGTCGAGGTGCACGTGACGTTTTTGCTGCCAGAAAGTCATGTCGCAGAGCAACTGGTGCACGAGAGACGCAAACTGCTGGTTCTCATGGGCACGGGCCAAGACCTGCATTGGTGTAGACGAATGGTCCATGGTCGATGCCGTGCACATTTCCACGAACGGTGTGACGCCCATGAAGGCCAACAACGACAGCATGTTTTGCAGTCCTTTCGGATAAGGCGTGGCCGAGATGCACCAGCGCAGCGGTGCGTACAAACGACACATGGCACGTGCTGTCGCCGACATGGGAGATTTCAACTCGTGCGACTCGTCGAGAATAATACGCCCCCAACGAATGCCCCCCAGGGTTGGCACGTGGCGCTGCGTCTCGTTGACGCAAATTCGATAGGTTGTCACCACAATGTCCGTGCCACGCAATTGGTCCATCGTGATTTGAGACCGGCGAGGACCGTGGAAAAGAACCGTGCGCAACTCTGGGCAATATTTCGCCGCCTCCGATATCCAGATGGATAACATCGTAGTCGGTACGACCACCAGCGTCGGGTCGGAGGAGCGATGTGTCGCAATGAGCGCGAGCATTTCTACCGTTTTGCCCATGCCCACGCTTTGCGCCAGTAAGCCACCACGTACTGTGTCGTTTGGACTCGAACGGCTCATAAAACCAAAACACGACGTATGAAACACAAAGCCGTCTTGGTCGTGCCGTGTCCAACCCCATGACGACGTAGGCGGAGCCGTTGTTTCGCGTTCAATCAACCAGCTCAAACACTTGGTCTGATATGTAAACAATTTTCCACGAAATGTTTGCGAAGGACTCGCGGGGGTCAGCATGGATTTCCGCGAGGAACGGAGCGCGTGTTTGAGAAACTCGTCGTCCATGGAGCCCGTAATCGTCTTCATGTTCATGTTTGACGCAAAAATATGTCGAAAGAGACATTGCATGTGTACGACGTTCATAGACGCGTCGTAATGCTCCGGCCGCACAAAAGTCAAGTCATGAATGACCACGTCGCACACGCACAATGTTGCAGGGTTGCCCACGAGCACTGTTGGGCGAAAAACCACCATGGGCACACACTCTGAATGCCATCTTTTTGATTCGTATACTAAAAAATTACGGGGTGCTTTCCACACTTCGATGCGTTCCGTCGTTTTCACGCGCATGGCTTCCGGAAATAAACCAGCCGTGGCCTCTGTTGTGTTGTTGTACAACGACTCGTTAAATTCTTCTTGGGACACACTATACACGTCGCACAGCGCGTGAAAATACGTCATGAGTTCAATACGGAATTGGTGAAGGTCAGAAGAATGATAAGAACGAGGCTTTGGGCGCGTGGGCGTGTGACAAAACGAACGCGTCAACGCCGACAACATTTTCCACTTTCGGAACTCGTCCATGCTTATTGCCCGTGTGTTGAAACGCTTGTACATAGATAACACATTCGCGAGCGTGCACTCGTTGCGTTTTTCCTCAATGGCCGCCAAGTCGAACTGAATTTGCCCAATGACACGATGCCAAGCCGGCTTGGGGCCCGCGCCCATATGAGACTCGTGACGGATGACCAACCACTCGATGCGACCATCCGACATGTGAATCCACCGACGCTGACCCGTCAGACAGTGGCACACCATAATAAGCGCGTGTTGGATGTCGAAATCGTCCACGCGCCACTGTGCACTGTCATATCGTACCGTAGAGCCCAGATACGTCGTTTCGTCCGTGCCGTGGGTCGCCTTGAGGCGTTTCGGCATGTGTCCCATGGTTTGTCGGAGCATGAGCCAGTGGCAGCCCGCGTGTAAATCATCGCCAAACAGCTCGTCAGCCTGTTGGGCATCGGCCTCGGGGAACCCCATTTCTACATAACGCTGCATTTTATGTGATTAAACAGAACTTTTATATTTCATTTTGAATACGCTCTACATATGTTTTCGTCTCTGCTGTAATGGACTGGCGCCTATTCAAATAGGACTTGTACTCGGGTGGTATCCAAGTCAACGGGTCGCCACTCGAAAAACGATGTAAAAACGCGACCCACTCTGTCAAACCCTCACGCTCAAACACACGCAACACTCGCGACCAATCACGAGGCACGCGCCCGTGCACATACATAATGCGCCAGTGCGCCGGGGTCAGACCAGACGGCAACGGTGACAAATTCATATCCATCCCACAACGGGCCAGCGTGTCCAGGACCCCAACGGGCCGTGCATAAAGCTCCGGCTGATTTGGGTCCGCGCCCTCGTCCAATAAAAATGAGACCCACGCCGCATCAGTCGATACAAGCAGTGCATCGTGTAAGCAATTGTACCACTCCACCGACTCGTGGCGCAACAAATGCACGTAATCACAATGGGGGGCCATCAAACTCAACGGTGTCTCCCCGCGCTCATTTTTCGAATAGCGGACACATTCTGCGGTTACCAACCACTTGGCCCACTCCCACTGGCACCTTCGAATCGCCATATGTAAAGCCGTGTCGCCATCGCGCAGCGGACATCCAAATACCAATGGTTCATTTGGACATTTTTCAACCATCCATGACACAATGGCATGCATTTCGCACCGACAAGCCAACGTAAACGCCGGTTCACCAAACACGCGCACGCGAAACAAACGGCAACACCACTCGGGTGGAATATCCGCGACATAGGCATGAAGTTCGCCCGTACAACAAGACATATAGATACCATACAAAGCTTGGGCCAGTGCCACATGTGCCACATGTGGTAACATTTCCTCAAATTTGTAGGACCGACCATTGCCGCGCACACCCCAAATATCTAGGTTGACCTCGAGAATCTGGTCAAGTTGGTCGTCCACCGTGCCCCCCTCTGTCAATACGCCCCAAACACTGTTTTCTCGAATATATGATTTAGGAGAGGATTGCAGCGCAGACATTTCGTCAGTCTCGACGCTCCTTAAATAATCCTCGTCGCGAAGTCTTGGATGTTCGGGGTCCAGTAGATTTGGGTGTACTGCCACCGCCACCTCCCCCGGGTGTAGTAGCGTTGCGGACTGTAGAAACATGTACATCCATGAGATACGCGACACGACCCATCAGACTACTCCATTCGCCTGGTTGTGGATACTGATACACGTGCTTGAAAAAATACGCATCGATGTCGTACGCCGCTGTATCCAACAGACTATAATCGTACTGTTCAAACATCTTGTGTTTCTCGCGGTAAAGCTCGAGAAGTTGGGTCCAGTGGATATCCGTGCCCAATTCATGCAGCAGTGGCGCAAGACGCCGGCGCAAAGACAATAACACCAAACTTTCCGTCGTTTCCAAACGAGACCACTGTTCAGACACCCACTGTTTGATAAATTGCCACGGTGTAAAAACACCATGGAGTGGTAACCCAATGGAACAAGCGACGCACATGAGTTCGCACGGTGTTTCACTCATCGAGCACAGCCGGCGCACGAGTGTCGTGTGTTTTTCTAAAGAGCTGTAGACGAACACAACCGGACCATCCACGCGAAATTGCCACGTCAACATGTTCAGCTGTGCAGCCGGACCGTCGTTGGGCCGTGTCAAAAATGTTTGAAACACGTCGACAAATTTGGCGATGTTGTCGGATATGGCATGTATGTGCCCTTTGTCGGCAAGTTGGTCGCCGACTTCGCCCCAGGCAATCGGCCTGGCTCTTGCAGTCTTTTCCACCTTGTCGTTGCCCGTCGCATTGGGCTCCGACTCGAGATACCAATGATCGGCCGCATAACGTACCCAATCATAAGAGACGACCGACTCACACGTGTGAGCGAGCATCTCGAGGTTCGGAATACTTTTCACGTACATGGCCTTATCTGCGTTGTTACACTGTCCCAGAACACATGCGTTGACCACTGGCTGCTGGTCGGACTGGCTTTCTATGTCGATGCGCTCCGCCACACACGGAAAACGAGCTTTCAGTGTCACAATATCGCCAGCATCATCAGCAGCGCAACAACGTATCACAAGCGGCGACAACATATACTCCAACTCGGAGTCGTCGAGGTCGTTGTCATAATTTTGCGTAGCCTCGGCCAGACCAAAAAAACGGTCACTTGGAGTGGGGTCTAACAACGACAGAAGCGCGGCCATCTCAAATGCCGGTTTGTTCAAAGACAACAGCGTGCTCAAAATACGATCGTCGTCGATCAAAATACGATCGTCGTCGATATTGTCGTCCGAGTCGCGCCAAAGCTTATATAATTCACGTGCCGTGTAAGGATGGTCGGCCATTTGAACACCATGCGTCATATATATACGGCGTTTTTTACACAGCAACAATTTAAGCTTTTATCTTTAATGGCCTAGATATCCTATGTATGCGTTTAAATTCTTCAAAGAATGTCGTTGCAATTTCTGGGTCGTCGAAAATCATCACATTTTCGAGATTGGTGACCGCGGACTCGGTGACATTAAATGAACCATTCATACATCCAATTGGCTCGCGCGCAGCGTTTAAAAATATTAAGAATTTGTGGTGCATAAGCGACTTAAACCGACCACGACCCTCTCCAACTGTTCGTATGACGCCTCCCGCAAAACACCCACTCAATTTTGCATAGGCTTGTTGATTCTTGCGACGCTTTGTTAATTTATCCGTCGTCGTAATGATTGTCACACCCTTCAAGTGGTCGGCCATCGCTTTCAAAATTCTTTTGTTCGAAAGCCATGCAACACATCCTACGACATATGCGGTATCTTCGTGTTTGATGTTTCGAACGACGGCATTTTGAATACCACGCCCGTCAAATAGAATAGAAACTTTACGTTTTCCGCGCTGGTGTACCTTTTGACGCTTGCGTTCTTCGTCGTCAATCTGTTTGTTGAGGTCTCTTGAACGTTTTTTGGACATTATATTAAAATAATAATGTCTTATATAGGAAAAAAGAATAGAAATAATGGATGTGGCCATTATGACAAAGGTTGTGAGTGTTAGATAGCGCACGCAATCCTCGATGGTCATGATACCAGAAACAAATAAACCTAATCCAAATAGAAACTCTTCTATATATATATATTGTCCCGACGTGCACACAATGTCCAAACGGAAGGCACGCCCACAGGCCGACTCAGACACAACCGGCCCGGTTAAGAAGCCACGGAATGCAGTCTTGGACGCATGGGCCGCCGTAGACGCGTTTCGAAACATAAAAGAACCGTCCACGGCCGACATCGTCCGCCTCGAATGGTGCATGGTGCAAATTTTAGAGCACCACGATGTGGAAAGACATTGTTTGGCCGACGGACTGTCCCAGCAATTTCACAGATACAGAACAGACAACGTCCATATGGCGCCGAAAAAGGAGCTCAAACACCTGCGGCGACACTACTGGTCCCGAAGCAGACAAATGGAGACCCTGAAAAGAACCATAGACAAGAAAGAAAGGACGATGCAGAAAACATGCAAGCACGAATGGGAGCGCGACTGGGAGGATAGAGACCACCGCAGCCACTATGAGTGTACAAAGTGTGGGGCGTATCGCTAGATGTGAATAAGGGGCATTTTACCAGTGTCTTCAGGGAGTTTTGCCCCGGGGGAATCGTTGGGAATGGTCGACGGCGTGGATAAGACCTGTGACAAGGGCGAGTGCCAGGAGCCCATATACGCGGGCATTTCTAACCACTGTTTCCAACAAGCACTGCTGCAAAAACGAAACTCGCGCTTGTCCCCGATGCGTGCGACAGACCAGTCGCCCACTTTTTCGACCTCGGCACTGTTGAAGCACGCCATATTTGCACAATAGACTACGCATTTTTCTGGAGAAGAAGAGCGAGAAGAAGAAGGAGAACACGGCGGAGAACGTCCGCAACAATCGTCTATATCATACCATGTACGACGTCGACTCACATAAGAACCCATTTTATTTTTAAAAAAAAAACATGACTTTTATATACGACTTGTCGCCATCTGTCCTTCTGTAAACGTGTACAACGCCGTTGGGTTATCCCCTGTGTTCGCACGCTCGTGGCACTTCCACAGTTTCCCCACTGAGCGCGCATCCGGCTCGGAGGGTCGTACGCCTGTCGAGGTGTAAAACATCATACGGCCATCTACCGTTTCGCCAATGTAGCAACATCCCATGTGTTCGCGTCGACTAGACGCGCGACCCACATGCGTAACAGAGGTGCTACAGTCGCTCATTTACGGCTTCCTGGTACGCGCCGGCGCATTGCTGGCACGTCCATACTTCGGTGTTGCACCACGCCAGACGGGGGACAGTAGCCATGGCGAGTCTCGAGTTGTATGCTTATGTATGAGACTTTATTCTATTTAGGATAGACGTCGCGCCGTCAAGTAGTATTCTTTGGCGGGTGTCGCAATCCACCTGTCAAACACAGACGTTTCCAAAGGTCGGCGGACATTGTGTTCAAGCCATACGAGTACCGAGTGTAAAAATTGAGGAGGTGGAGGAGCATCAGAGGCGACGCGTTTTACACGTTCAGACATAATATGTAAATAAAATACACATTTATATAGGTTCTACCAATACTTGCACGACCAGTACCCTGCCGTCAATTTGCTTTTGTGCTGTTCGCAGTGGTGACGTGCTCGAAATGCCTTTCTACGAGCGGGTATGTATGATTTATTGCGCATATGGGCATCTCCGAAACGCACGAGACGTGTCTTTCCATTTTCACAAGCCTTTACCTTGTACTGTTTTCCGTTGTGCACGTCGCGCACTGGGTGGTTACATTTCATATGCGCATGGGAGGCATGGCCTCGCTTGATAGCATCGTGTGCAGCTTTGACCATATTTTTGTTTGGGTATGTCTACTTTTATACCAAATATTTTTATCATGAGTCGTCCAAAATAAAATCTTGCGGCAGCTGAACTTTTCGAACCTACGGTTCTCTATCGGCGATAACTAGCTATTGCGACTGCGTCCAGCAGCAGCTTGACCACCTCGCCATGGCCCGATAAACGCGCGATGCCAAGTGGCGTGGCACCACTATTGGAGGCCTGGTTCACATCCGCACTTGCGGCCAGCAGTTGCCTAACCACGTCGACGTGGCCCTCCTGACTCGCTATGTACAGTGGCGTGGCACCATTATTCTCGGCCAGGTTCACATCCGCATCCTCTCGCAGCAGCAGTTGCCTAACCACGTCGACGTGGCCCTCCTGACTCGCAATGAAAAGTGGCGTGGCACCATTATTCTCGGCCAGGTTCACATCTGCACCTGCGGCCAGCAGTTGCCTAACCACGTCGACGTGGTGTCGATGCTGACTCGCGATGAAAAGTGGCGTGCAACCATCATTATCGGCCTGGTTCACATCCGCATCCTCTCGCAGCAGCAGTTGCCTAACCACGTCGACGTGGCCCTCCTGACTCGCCATGTAAAGCGGCGTGCAACCACTATTGGAGGCCTGGTTCACATCCGCATCCTCTCGCAGCAGCAGTTGCCTAACCACGCCGACGTGACCCTGCTGACTCGCCATGTAAAGTGGCGTGACACCATCATGCCTGGCCTGGTTCACATCCGCATCCTCTCGCAGCAGCAGTTGCCTAACCACGTCGACGTGGCCCTCCTGACTCGCTATGTACAGTGGCGTGGCACCATTATTCATGGCCTGGTTCACATCCGCATCCTCTCGCAGCAGCAGTTGCCTAACCACGTCGACGTGGCCCTCCTGACTCGCAATGAAAAGTGGCGTGGCACCATCGTTCTTGGCCTGGTTCACATCTGCACCTGCGGCCAGCAGTTGCCTAACCACGTCGACGTGGCCCGCCTGACTTGCAATGAAAAGTGGCGTGACACCATCATGCCTGGCCTGGTTCACATCCGCATCAAAATCCAGCAGTATTTTCACCGCCTCGTCGTTGCCCTTCTGACTCGCAATGAAAAGCGGCGTGCAACCATCATTCATGGCCTGGTTCACGTTCACACTCTCGCCCAGCAGACCAATAATCATACCGATGCGGTTGTTCTGACTCGCGATGAAAAGCGGCGTGCAACCGTCCTTCTTGGCCAGGTTCACATCAATGCGATGGGTGTCCAACAGTTTTATAACCACCCCAACGTGGCCGTGTAGAGTCGCAATGAGAAGTGGCGTGGCACCACTATTGGAGGCCTGGTTCACATCCGCATCCTCTCGCAGCAGCATTTCCACCACCGTGTCGTGACCCATCTGACTCGCAATGTACAGTGGCGTGCAACCATTATTCATGGCCAGGTTCACACCCGCGCCTGCGTCCAGCAGTTGCCTAACCACGTCGACGTGGCCCTCCTGACTCGCCATGTAAAGTGGTGTGGCACCATTATTCATGGCCTGGTTCTTTATCATTTGGTGCCGGGCAAAACCATGTATTTGGTGCCAGGCAAAACCTGCGTCCAACAGTTGCCTAACCACGTCGACGTGGCCCTGCTGACTCGCAACGAGAAGTGGCGTGGCACCATTATTCATGGCCTGGTTCACAACCGCGCCTGCGGCCAGCAGTTGCCTAACCACGTCGACGTGGTCCTCCTGACTCGCCATGTAAAGTGGTGTGGCACCATTATTCATGGCCTGGTTCACATCCGCATCCTCTCGCAGCAGCAGTTGCCTAACCACGTCGACGTGGCCCGCCTGACTCGCAACGAGAAGTGGCGTGGCACCATTATTGGAGGCCTGGTTCACATCTGCACCTGCGGCCAGCAGTTGCCTAACCACGTCGACGTGGCCCGCCTGACTCGCCTCGAGTAAAGTTTCTGCGCGTTTTTTTATTTTTTTATTCGATTTAGATTCCGAAGGTATGAATTGATGAAAACCCATTGTCCTTTTTATATGGATATCTATTAAATAGGGTAAAATTAAGTCAAACGTAGCGTCCGATTTCCCCGCGATAGAGATTTCCGACAATCTTGAGAACAAAAAAAAAAACTGGTGACGGTTGAACTTTTCTATTCGCGAAAGAGATTATTTCTATCGGCGAAAGAACTTTTTTCTATTCGCGATAGCTATCGCCGATAGAGATTTCCGACAATCTTGAGAACAAAAAAAAAGCTGACACCGGCTGAACTTTTCTATTCGCGAAAGAGATTATTTCTATCGGCGAAAGAACTTTTTTCTATTCGCGATAGCTATCGCCGATAGAGATTTCCGACAATCTTGAGAACAAAAAAAAAGCTGACACCGGTTGAACTTTTCTATTCGCCAACTTTTTTCTATTCGCGATAGCTATCGCCGATAGAGATTTCCGACAATCTTGAGAACAAAAAAAAAAAGGCCACCCTGAGAAAATACTGTTTTTTTTACTAACGTCAAGGTTATGGAACCAATGTGTATGGTTAGGGTTCAGGGTTGGCAGGTTAGGGTTCAGGGTTGGCAGGTTAGGGTTGTTGTGTGTTACCGGCCATGTGTGATGTGTTACCGGTCGCCGAGGGTGTGTTACCAGCCTCGAATGGCGGGTAACTTCTCTTACCTGCCACCCCAAAACGCGTCGTACCAGCCGTTCATCGCTCGTACCGGACACACAACGCTCTTACCAGACGGACACATCTGCTGTTCTACCGTCACATCCGACCATGCACGGCTTCCAAAGTCCCAACGCACCAATGGACAGAACTAACCCTAACCTGCCAACCCTGAACCCTAACTTGCCAACCCTGAACCCTAACCTAACAACCCTAACCCTAACCTTCCAGTCTAGTCCCGTAACCTCATGGAAGTTTAGGACCACCCAGTGAAAAAACGGGATGTGTGCACCAATCAAAACTACTAAACTATATAGAAGTTTCCAACCACCACCTATGAAACGCAAGCGAGACCCCTACCCCGCAAACACCCGTGCCATTGTCCGGAGCGAAAACGTTGCCAAACGATTCCGCTCGGCGTTCCAAAACGTTCGCGAGGCCCAGGAAGCGTGGGGTCGTTCGAAAGGCGTGAGTTCAGCCCGTGCTCTGCGGAAAACTGTCGGAAAGTGGCGGACCAGTGTTGGGAAATGCAAACTAGAAGAAAAAAAAGGGATGTTTGTTACGTGGATGTGCTGCGTACGTTCTACACGCGTGTATGGCAACAAAGACGTGTTAGGTTGTGTTTTTAATATGCTCTAAAAGGTTACGGCCACGGATGCAGACGACGTCGGTTGTCTGAAATCATTCCAAGCACTACGGATGCGCTGTGCGAGTCCGGTGTAGTCGTCGTCCGGCGTTTCTCCGGTCAGCCATCTATATAATGTCAGCAAATACATGAAATGTGCCGCCCGCCTGTGAGCGACGCATTGTCCGTGTACAATGACGCCGGCAAGGTCTTCAATGATATCGGAGACTGTAGTATCTGTGGGACCCGCGTACGCCGCAATGACACGCTCGTAAAGTTCCATGGGTTCTCTCACGTCGTCCAGGTCTATGGCGTTCCAAGCAAAGGAAGACATGTGTTTGTTTATGACCAAGCGTGACGTTCACTATGTGTCATATGCGACCCATAAGAGTTTGGTTTAATGTGAGATGTTGTAAGGTAGTAAAAGATGTCGAAACGGCGTCGATTAAACCCTACGACTATTTTTGACCCTGTACATCGCGAGTATGAATTACGCGCGGAAATTATCAACATTGTAAACACCCGCCTATTTCAACGATTGCGCCGGCTCAAGCAGCTGGCAACGGCCCATTGGGTGTGGCTGGGCGCTACTCACGACCGTTTCTCACACTCTATCTCGGTTGCGTATCTTGCAGGGTATCTTGCGTCACGCTTACAGTCTCAGCAGCCCGAGTTGAATATTACGGACCGCCAGATACTGTTGGTTCAACTGGCGGGGTTGTTGCATGATGTGGGCCACGGTCCTTTCTCGCACTTGTTCGACGATACGTTTTTGTCGGGCTCGACGTCGCCGTTGGCGCAGCACGAGCAGCGTTCTGTGGTGTTGGTGCAACGTCTGTTGCACGAGTCGTCGTTTGACTATTCTCCCGAGGAAATTGCGTTCGTGCAGTCTCTGATTGCACCGTCTAAAGGTCAGACGGGATTCCTGTACCACATCGTTGCGAACCATCACAATCATTTGGATGTGGATAAGATGGAATACGTGAAGCGCGACACGCGCGCGTGTGGTTTGGCTCAGGGTGGTTTTGACACGGATACGATGCGGATGTTGAATGCCGCGCGCGTGATTGACGATGAGATTTGCTACGACCACAAGGTGTATGACGACATTTACAACTTGTTTCAAACGCGTTACCGTCTGCATACGACGGTGTATCGCCACCCGGCGGTGACGGCGATTCACTACATGGTGGCGGATGCGATGAAGTGGTCGGGCCTGGAGCTGGAAAAGTCTATCGAAAGCATCGACCGTTTCTGCGAGTTGGACGACACAATTTTGGACCTTATTCGCCACTCGAAACACCCGAAGACGGCACGGTCGCGTGGTATTATTCAGCGTATCGACGAGAGGCGCCTGTACAAGGTGGCCGACACGCATAAGCGAGCCAAGCCGTGGGACGTGACACCGACGGTGGAGCAGTTGGTGCAAATCGACTCGTCGTTGGACCCTGATTTGATTATTCTGGACGTGCACTGTGTGGGGTTTATCGGCAAGGCGGACGGGCATCCGATGGACAACTTGCGTTTTTACGACAGTAGCCAACCTTCTCGGTCCTTTAGTGTGAAACGCAGCGCCCAGTCAAAATTGTATAGTTTCCGCTACTGTGAATATTGGACCCGTATCATCGTGCGTGAGGATAGGGCCGTGGATTCGGTCCTGGCGGCGTGGCAGACTTGGAAACAACGAGTATAAACTACCAAATATAGATGTGTGTTTATGTTATCTGTACACCGTGTGAAATGTAGTGTCGTGGGTGAATTCGGTGTCGGAAAAACGTCTCTTATTTCACAATATTTAGGTCTCCCCCTGAAGAGTGTCAAGTCGACCGTCGGTGTTGATTTTTTTACTCGGACGTGTAATGTCTTGGGCCATGGCATTCATTTAAGCCTGTGGGATACGGCTGGCACGGACCGTTTTCAGAGTTTAACGTCGTCCTATCTGCGAGATAGTGCCGTCGTGTTCGTCATCTATGACGTCGGGAGTCGTCGGCCCATCTCGGATATCCGCAAATGGGTGGCCTACGTCGACGATTTGGACATTCGGCCATTTGTCATTTGTGTGCTGGGTAACAAAACCGATTTGTACAAAACCGTCCCTCCGGTAAGCGTGAATGAGGCACTGGCCCAGTTCAAAGACAAGGACTGGCACCTTTGCACGGGGACGACTACGGTCAAAGACAATTCCTTCGAACGACACATAAAATCATGCCTTCAACACGTTGTCCAAAAAATGCAACTTCCTCACGAGCCGGTTGCTCCAATACTCGAAATATCTGTCAAAGAGCCTCCTAGGAGAACATGTTGTACATAATCCAACAAAACAACGAAATGGTGGTATAAAGGGTAGAAATAAAATACCAAACATGTCTGCTGCCTCAACAACAAACGTAAATCTCACAGTTAGTAAAAAATCCACATCTGTGCCGAAGATGACTCGAAAGGAGCGCCGTTTTCAGCGCGAGGTAACACAGCTGCAGGAACAGCAGACGCACCTTTTGCCCCAGACGACATTCAAGCGTTGTGTACAGCAGTTTGCCATGGATATGTCGTCGAGCCGTCTCCGATTTAACGCGGATGCCATTGATGCGCTCCAGGAGGCCGCGGAAGACGAAATTACCCGCGTGTTTAAGGGTGCCAACATGGTGGCGGCGGTGGCCAAGCGGGACACGGTGACGGTAGAGGACATGAAGAACTATCTTGCCATTCGCGAGCTTTAATTTCACAAATATTAATATTTAAGTAGCTCTTTTATTTCATGAAAATGTATGTCTATTCTGAACTGTAACACGCGTCTCACCTTTGTCAATTGTACAGGCCTTGAGATTCACATCAAGTTATGCCCGTCAAAATCTACGGCGTCGATGCGGGTCCAGCCTCTGGGTACGGCACATATGCGCGGCGCAATTGAGTCGAACGCCTCCGACGTTGGCTCGTGGCTTCGAGAATGGTTTCAACTGGTGACGTACGGGCCAACGCACAGCCATGTCGAGTGGACTTTGCCTGCGTCAACGGAGGAAAGCGCACGTTTTAATATTGACGCACCGTTTCACATTGAAATGCGTTGGTCGGACCCCTCTGTATCGTGGGCGGAAATGAAATCCGGCATCTGGTCCCTCGATATTTCCAACACGAACGAGGTGACGATTTACGCGAAAAGCGACCTTGGTTCCTACAATAAAAAACGGATATCGAATGGCCCGTCCACCGTGCAATCCGTCCAGCTCAAACTCGACCTTGAAATTGCGTGTGAAGACGAACTCCCCTTTAGCGTCATGCAAATGCCGGTCGCCAACATGTACTGGCGGCGCGACATCAACCTACAAAACATTGTCAATCCCTCGGCTGAAAATCATAACGAATGAAACGCCCGCCCGGCTCGTCGCGATAGGACCATTGGTGCGCAAATGTACGCGTAAACGTCCCTCCAGAGTCAATGGCCTGCTCGTCAGCCTCCCACCACGCGTTTGCATACTCGTCCTTGGAAAAATCCAGTACCAAACAGTTGTTGTCACGGTGGGCCTTGGCGATGCGCCATCCGCGGTACAAATACACCTTTTGGACACCGGCCATGCGGTTGAGCGCCATCTGAAACACAACGTGCTTGAAACGTCCAATGTGGTGTTCTATGTCGTCTTCGCGGGCAAGCGTCGAGGCCACGGGGGTCTCACTCCACTTGTCGTCGGCATCGCGCGAGTAAATGTACCAGGTTCGTGATAAGTTGGCACCCATTTGGAATAGTACACGCGCTATTTAAGTACCGTCCACCGTCTCAAATATGCGCTGGCTGATTTGCGCTTGCTCCGTGGCGTTTTTTGGCGTGACATTGTGGTGTTTCGTTATTCCCATAGGACGGCACGACTGGGCCATGCCGTCCGCGCTGACGAGTGGCGTTTTTCGCCGTATGGCGTCACGATGGAATATTCCAGTGTCACACGGCGTACTCATCGGATACGCGGGGCGCGAACGGCGTTACACCGTCACACCGACGACATCACACCTGTTTTGGGATTGGCCGCTGTCTACACGGTGGGAAACCGCCGTACGCCCACTTGTGGGTGACCATATCCACATGGACGCCAGTATTTGGGTCAATGGACGCCCGCGCGTCCAAGCCGAGCACGACCGCGACCCCATCGAATACGAACCCTACGAACACAAATCCGACGCGTGCACCCTACCCGGAGATATCGCCTACACGAAATTATGGCCGCACGCGGGCGTGCACACCCATTGTGACGGCCTCGTGCACGTACACCCGTGGTCCGCACCGCGCGTGCTGCGCAAAGAAGGATTTGACGTCACACTAGGGTTGTGGTTGGACCAGGTTGGCGTACGGTACTGGGAAAATAGTCTCAAACTGCCGGATGGCGAACGATTGTACAACAACGCGACACACAAATGGCGCGTCGCAGAGTGGACCTGTCACAATGGCGGGCCACCAACGCGCGTGTACGAAGACCACCTCGACCGCATTTGGCTAGGGTATGCGTACGGTGCCTATGTCATTTGGTACGGTGACGCCACGGTCCCATCACCAATTCCCGGACGCAAGTCCGCTCTTCATCGGGTCGGCGCCCACGGGTTTGACGGCAACCCCTACCCTCATCAATGTGCGCTATAAAAGTCGCCGATTGAAAACACATGTATGGACCCGGTTGCAACGCTGCGGGCACACACCTCGAAAAACTTTGACGACAACGACATACGCCAAGGGGCATTCGTCGTTTTAAAAGACAGTGGTCGTCTATATCGCGAGTTGGCTTCGAAGGGGCGCGAACGCTGGTCCAACCACCCGTCATTGGACCCGACAGTCGAAGTCGTGGCCGTCCGAGGTGTCGTGCTTATCGGACGTACTCAGCAAGAAGGCCACACATGGCTACAATGGGAGCGGTCAATGTGTTGCTCGTTCACACACTGTATAGACTGGGTGATATACAAATATACGCGCAAAAACCAGGGGCCCTATGGCACATCTAAACATACACAGTCACACGGACCATTGGAAATCATATAAAAATCATATGTTTAATATAAAGTAAGGGTATTGTATTGTGTTAAAAGATGACGAAGACAGTTGTCGACTGTTTGTTCCGTGATGTGTCGCTGACACGCCAGGCGTTGCATTCTTACGATGACTTTGTGTCGCGTATTGTGCATGGAGTCGTCGACGGACATCGGCCGATTACTGTGACGCCGCAGCTTTTTTCAGGTGGGACGCACACGATTACGCTTAATAATGTCACGTACGGCATCCCATCGGTCATCGAAAAGGACAACAACATTCGCAAAATCACACCGATGGAAGCACGCGTGCGTGATTTTATGTACTCGGTGCCCATGTACGTGGACGTACATCACACCTACACCGATACTTCAGGCCACACGACGTCCAAAATCAAACAAAAAATATACTTGGCGCGCATGCCGGTCATGGTGCGGTCCAGCTTATGTGTCATGTCCTCCACCGATAACTACAAACACAACGAGTGCCCTCACGACCCTGGGGGGTACTTTATCGTCAATGGGCGAGAAAAAACACTGGTGGTCCAAGAGAGAATCTCGCCCAATATGATTTTTTGTTTCGGACCGGGCGCCTGCATCTTTCATTCCGAACAAAATCCCACCACACATCGCAACAGTACCTTTCGCATCACCGTGCGCAAATTCGGCTCCACGCCGTTCCGTGCCACATTTGCAACCGTCAATGCCGAAATACCACTCTTGATTCTTTATAGGGCCCTCGGTGGCACGGAAGACATGTTGCACCGTTTTATCGACCCCACGGATGTAATTGAGACCATCGGCGACGCTTCTGTGGCGACGACGCAAGAAACGGCACTGCAATGGCTCGGCGAATACATGGAGGACGTCGACCGCTTTCTGAACGAAGTCGTGTATCCACACATTGGTCAAGACTACTCGATGAAGTGTTTGCAGATGTGTCTCCAATGGGCCGAATACATCCGATGTCTCAAAGCCGACAAGGGTCCCGGTGACAATGATTACCACGACCGCGACCACGTGCGTGCGAAACGTCTGGATACCGCGGGTGCCATGCTTGGCACGTTGTTCTCGCACCTGTTTTTCCAAATGCTCGGCAACGTGCGGCGAGATGCACAGGCCCTCGCCGATAAAAACAAACCCATACGGCCCGAGCGTCTGATTCAGCCGCAGCATATCACGGACGGTATCAAATACGCCCTCGCTACCGGAAATTGGAAGATAAAGTCGTCTTCGTACGCAGGACGGGTCGGCGTTTCACAAATGCTCAACCGCAACACGTACATTTCGTGCATTTCACAGCTGCGGCGCGTGGACACCGGCATCGACAGCACGCAAAAAATCATCGCACCGCGTCTCTTGTACGGCAACCAGTGGGGATATCTCTGTCCCAGCGAAACGCCCGAAGGTGGACCCTGTGGCTTGGTGAAACAATTGGCGTTGTCTGCGTACATTACGACCCGGTGCGAACAGGCACCCATTCAGGAGCGTTTAAAGCCCTTTTTGTCGGCCTCTGGGGCACATATCGTGTTCCACAACGGAGCACCGGTCGGATTCACACAACATCTTCACGAGTGTGCCTCCGCACTCCGCGAGGCGCGGCGGTCCCGTACGGTTTCTTCCGATACGTGCGTGGCGGTTGACGAGTCGCACGTGCATATTTGGTCGGATGCGGGCCGTTTGTCAAGGCCCGTCTATGTCGTACGCGACGGGCGGCTGGCGATTACAGAGACCCAAAAGCAGGATTTAATTGGTGGACGTTTGCGCTGGGACGATTTATTTTCACTCGGCGTGATTGAAAACCTATCCATATACGAACAAGAACATGCCCTCATTGCGCTCACGCCGGCCGAGCTCCAACCGGACAATACACATTGCGAACTAGACCCGGCATTAATTCTCGGAACTCTGGCATCGACCATACCGTATCCCGACCACAACCAGTCCCCCAGAAATACCTACCAGGCAGCGATGGGCAAGCAAGCCATGGGCGTCTACGCGTCCAATTTCGCAGCGCGCTTCGATACCAATGGGCACATTCTACATTACCCACAAAAACCGCTCGCAACAACATCGGTGGCCAAAGCACTCTGTGGCGACGACCTGGCCGCCGGTGGCAATGCCATCGTGGCCATCTGCTGCTTTGGAGGATACAATCAGGAAGACTCACTGCTCTTCAACAAAGCAGCCGTAGACCGCGGATTTGGGCGCTCGACGACCTATCGCACGTACAGGGCGTCCAACTCGTCCACGCGCAACACTAGAAAAAAAGAATTTAAAAAACAACAGACATACGGCAACACGACCGACAAATTAGATATCGACGGCCTTCCGGCACCCAATACCACCATCGAAAAAGGCGACGCCGTCTTTTGCAGTGTCTCCGCTGGGCAGAAAATACCCACGCTCGTCAAAAACAAAAAGGCCAAAGGCGTCGCCGACTCGACCATCATGTTCCAGAACGCCTCCGGTGGCCAAACCGTCAAAACGCGCATTCGAGAGACGCGCATTCCCAAAATCGGTGACAAATTTTCATCGCGCCACGGCCAAAAGGGCACGATTGGCATGCTTTACAACCAGGAAGACCTCCCGTTCACTGCGGAGGGCATCGTCCCGGATATTATCGTCAATCCCCACGCTATTCCGTCGCGAATGACTATCGGCCATGTGATGGAGTGTCTGGCGTCAAAAGTCGCGGCATTGACGGGACAACGTGTCGACGCCACAGCCTTTTCGCACAAGCCAGTGGAAGAAATCAGCGCCATGTTGAAGCGCGCCGGGTTCTCCGAGGACGGCAAGGAGGTCATGTATCACCCGTACACCGGCAAACGACTGAAAGGAAGGGTGTTTATTGGACCTACATATTACCAGAGACTAAAGCACATGGTGGACGACAAAATGCATGCACGGTCCAAGGGGAAAATCGTCGGGCTTACGCGCCAACCGACCGAGGGGCGCGCCAACGGCGGTGGATTACGTTGGGGAGAGATGGAGCGCGACTGTGGCGTGTCTCACGGTGCTAGTGCGGTGCTGCACGAGCGCATGATGGTATCTTCAGACGCGTACGACGCGCCACTCTGTGAACACTGCGGCATAATAGGTACGGTCGTCAAAGCCCCTAACGGGGACGATTTTTGCCACAAATGTCACTCCAAAGACGTGTTTAAAGTGGCCATGCCGTATGCCGGCAAACTGTTGTGCCAGGAACTCATGGCCATGGGTATCTCGCCGCAAATTGTCTTAAAAAACAAACATAAATGATGCGCATATTCTTTTTAAAAAGTGTAGTGTCTACGTAAAACCACCAAAAATGCAACGTCCGATTACTCTACCCCACGCCGCCAAACAACACCTCCACGCTTCGAAGAAATGCATCGATGTCCGCGAGGGCGTCGCCTTTTCGATTAAATTCAATACCAACAATCGCACCTGGCACAACACGGTCGGCGTACAAAACGCCGTCGTGTCCATCAACCCCCGCACGCGCTGCGACAACGCGCTCGTGTACAAAGGAGACCCCATCCATGTGTTGTCCTTCGGCTGCGGCCCGGACACCTACTACTGGGGCCGCTATCGTTGCACGGGAGGCAAATCGAGGCGCGTGTTTCAGCTCGAGTACGTCGACGATGGCGACATGGAGCTGTTTCGCACGGATGACCACGGCGGGATGCGTTCGCGCCTCGAGCAACAGTGGGAAAAGGCCTTTTCGGACGCCGGCATTCGTGCCGTGTACGAGCCGGCGACGATTCGTCTGTCGCGCGAACAAGAGTACACGCCGGACTTTTGGCTGCCGGAGTCGTCGACGTTTATTGAGATTAAAGGCCCGGAACCGACGCAGGGCGAGTTTGACAAGTGCATTCACACGTCGGAAAAGGGGTTTCACATTAAAATGTTCCGAGGGCCACCGTCGAATTTTACGGCGTACGAGTGGACGGCCAAGGGGTCCGTTCGCACGCTGGCCGACCAGAGCTTTTACCGCTACAATCACCCGGCGCCCAAACGTCGTCGGCGTGCCCTGTATAATGCAAGCACCAGTATTTAAACACGCTCTTCCCAAGCATCCACATGAGGTGCATGTGGTGTGGCGTTCATCGCGACTATTTTTCGAGCCCAGAGCACTGTGAGCGACAGAGTTGCCGGGAATCTGATAGCGGATATCATACCTTTGTGTGCTGGCCATGGTGGGCTCGGCTCTGGGCCCGCCGTTGGACCAAACCCCCACAATCGCTTCTCAACCATCGGCGCCAAACAAGACCTAGAACTATATAAGCGTCACACATCCACAAAAATATGTCTGCCATCAAGACGCACGACCACTGGCAAGTCCTCCAAGGAGGGACCATACATTACGAAGGAGAAGACGAACAAGGCGCCCAGCCTCTCGAAGTACGCGCGATTCGCGTCTCACGGAACAACCCATCTACGTGTTTGCTGCTCACAGAAAAGACGCACGAGGGCGGGAGCATCCCCAGGACTGAACAAAACGTGCTCCACGCGCGTATCACAGGCACGGTGCCGAGTGCAAATACAACCGAGTTTAACGTGTCGACACGGCTCGATGGTCAGTCTCATGCCCTCAATCTCACGTCAGTAAAATCGTCAAGAGAAAGCTGTGTAGTCATGTAGGATTTACAGTATTGAATATAAATGATAGTGTGTTTTCACTTACTATGTTGTTCCGATGTCTATGCATGTTCTTGTCTCTCGTGGCCACACAGGCCGCCTTTGACGGCATACGTTGCGAGTCGCCAGCCGCCGTGCTGCCCGACCGTATTCGCATGACGCCCTCCAAGTCAGGCATCGTCGAGAGCCGGTGCGATTGGTCGCAACAGTCGTTTGCAGTTCCCAACACGACGTTTATTCAATTTGACAGGACCTACGCGGCGCGCCGCACAAGTCGAAAGGATTCCATACTCGGCATCTCCTTGTACGACACGGATTCCAACGAAAAAATATTCGACGTGGACATTCACAACAATCGCATCACGTCCGAGCAACGCAAATGTATGGGAGTCTTTGCACACACAAAAAGCAAGCCCATGTGGCTGCGCGTCTCGCTCGAACCCCTGGTTGACCTCGACACGACCTTTGTCATCGTCGATTATGCCGGCCACAAAGCGTCACAATTTCGAAATTGCTTTCGCATGGAACTGCGCCAACACGTGAATCGTACACACTTGAAACTACGCGCCAGTTCGCATTCTGGCCTGCAACAGGACATCGTGGCCGTGAAATTCACCGAACCACGCCTCTACAGAAAACAAGGCGTCAATGTAGACACACTCAAGCAATTGGAACGGCGTGTCGCCGAGATGGAGAAGACAGTCATGGATTTGTCGCACGACAGCTTTCGCATGGAAAGTCGCGTCAGACAGGGTCAGCGCATGTTCACAGAGTCACACGACACGTTTAGCAAGAAGATGGAGTCGCACAGCGACATGACCAATGCCAAAATCACCAGTCGTTTCATCGTCATGCTGGCCTTTGTCGTCATCGTCTTTGCGTGCATGGCCGTGTACGTCAGAAACTGTCAAAAACATATTACCATCATAAAAGACCATTTAATTTAATTACACACCTATATAAGTCCCACCCGCTGTAAAAACATGGCCCTCCCAAACTTTCAAAACGTCGACGACCACGACGCGCAGATGCAACGACGCCGTACACGTGACAATTCCATCGGGCCGGGCGAAGCAAGCATTCTGTATCACTATTCCCGCCATAACCGCGCGCCAGGCGATTACACATTGGAAAAGATGACATATTTTTATGCATTCGACCCTGCATCTCACGGACCGACGTTCGAACGACTCATGGTGGAAAGGCATGGCAGATTCAAGTGGAAAATTCCATGTCCTTCTAACATTGTCGATTTGAGGTCATTACCTAAAGAAGACGCGCCTGACTCGCGCGTGTTTGGTGCTGATTTTGACCACTGGCTGCGAAAGACAGCCTCCGACGACTCCGATTTGGATAACCAGTTCTACAACGCCGTTTTTACCAAACTCCCAGACTGCAACGGTGTGTTCATGTTTGCAAAGGACGGATACTCTGAATATGTGCTGAAAAGGGGCGTCACAGTGCAGATTTTAGAAACGAAGCAGTGTGGTGGGCCGCCCCCAGGTAGGCGCAAAAAACGTCCCAAGATTCGTACATACGTTTTAGGATAATGTTGCACCGTTTTCTCCGATAAAATCGTAGGTACCGTCGTCTCTTACCATCAAAAACCCACGCTCTGCCAACGCAAATCGCAAACGGTCGTCGACCTTTTTGCGCAGCGGATAGCGAGACGCGCCCGCCCCCGACAAGTACTGCTCCACACCCTCGTCCGACACAATGTGCTGCAAATTGTGGTCGTGGCCGCACAAGTACGCCTCGACGCCGTGCTCGCGCATCAGACGCGTCACGACGTCTCTCATGGCCGCGGGGGCATTGGCATGCCATCCGTACGTCCACAGTGGATGGTGTCCCACGATAAACTTGCGTGGCGCCGTCGAGGCGGCCAACGCCGACGTTAACCACGCGGTCTGCTCCGGGACGCGAAGCATTTGCGCGTCCAAGTCTTCCCAGTGGCGCACGCGACTGCCAAAGTGACGTACCACATAGTTGACGGGTTCCCACGGAGTCGTGTCCATCACAAACAATTCGACGTCGCCGTGGCGCACGTTGTAAAAACGGTCGGGCATGTACCAGTGGTTGTACACGCGCGTCATGTCCACCTGGGCGGCTGCGTTGCCAAGATAGTCGTGGTTGCCGAGGCATACGTACCACGGCACAGATGCATTGTACACGTCGACCCACTCGTGCGTTCGACCCTCGTTGGCGCTCTCGATGCCCACGGAATAAAAATTGTCCCCCGTGCTCACCACAAAATCCGGCGCCTCGCGTCGAAGCGCCTCGGCGACACGCCGCTGACCGGCCGTACCGCCGCGTCCCCAGTCGCCAATGACCGCAAAATCGCCACGAGCAAACCCCATCAGCATGACAAACAAAAACGAAATCATCTTTTATTTTGAAGTTGCCCTTTTTATACTTTTTTTTTTCTGAACCCGAGTTCTAATTTGAATAGAACTCGGAAAATTCTCAGAACCATTCATTTCCGATGCAGCGTCCTACAAAAAAGAGCCGCACCGTCGGTAAAGTCTTCATTGGGTCGATGAACATGCGCGGGGCATGGGCAAAACGACCGGACGGTGCTCTACTTGTCAATGTGACCTCCGCGCAGTCCAAATCGTCCCGAACGCGCCAAGACTTCTCGCCGATGTCCGAGTCCAACTACAAGGGGCACCACTGCTTTGAAAATTATTGGCAGGGAGGCAAGGTTTGGGAGGGCATCCCTTTCGACAAGTCCCAGGACTGGTGGCGTCGCCAAACGAAAGGAAAACGACGCTACCCGCCGGGAAAAGGCAAGCGCGTGCTCCACTCGAACTATGACGGCGTCGAACGCGACTATATCACCTCAAGAAAGGAGGTCTACGTGCCCGAATACGATGCCCTGATGCGCAAGACCTCTAGTTTTTCAGAGCTGCGCGCGCGCGTCGAGCGCGGTGAAGACGTCGTCGTCATGGACTTTGACGGCCCTCGCACGCCCGGAGGGGGCGTCAGCTGCCATGAGGTGACGCTGGAGCTCCTCAAGAGCAAGATGAACGACGTGACACACCCATTCGGGCACGGATACGTCGTGGCCGCCGGACTCAAAGGCATTGATATTACAGCATTTATTTAATACAAACACGTTTTATTTCTACGCAGCGTTCTTGAAGTATTTTACGTACCTCCTTTTCGGCCTCTTCGCGCGTCCGGAACGTGCCTTTGTAGCGTTTGCCGACGTCTACGAAATACGCGCTCCACTCTTGAACACGGCCCGCTTGACGTCTTGTGCACATTCCATCTTTTGCGTGTATGAACCAGGCTTTTATATTCTGCTATATAAGTTGGCCCGCAGTCACGAATGAAGCCGTCGAAAGCCCTGCTAGAATTGTACCGCGACGAATGTCGCCAGAAATGCAACGCCTACAAGTGGGTGTTCAAACCACCTTTTGTGCACACCTATTGCGTGCGAGATTGCGTCCGCGAAACCATCAAAAAAGAACGCCCGCTACAGAAGAAAGGGCCAGGAGGGCTTGTGACGCGCGTGCCACTTCGTTAAGCGTTCCGTATTGACGGGAAAGTTATTGTGGTAGACGCGCTGTCTTTCTCGCTCCTTGGCGCGTTCTCTGTCCAAGAGACGTCGAATGCGAGTGGTGCGAATATTGCGACGCAACATTTTGTCGGCTTCGCGTCGCTTTAAGTACCCTCAGTGGCCCGTTTACGGCGCCACCACCAGAAGGTCTCACCGGAAGCCCGGGATATAATGTCCCACTCCTCGGGCGGTGGATTTAATACAGATGCAACACGCCACTCAAATAGCTCATCCACGTCATCGAAGCGATTGTGTGGGTTTTGGCGGCGTTTGAGCTCGTCGGCTTCTCGCCGGGCTGCGCGCGCCTGAACGTCTTCTACGTGCGCGTCCAGGCGCGCGTAGCCGCCCAGAATATCAAACGTAAGAACCAGCTTCGACAGCGATTGAACATACCCGGAGCGCATAAAAGACAGGCACGCCACAAAATCGTCGCGCGAAATGCCAAAGCCTTTTAGAAAGGTCAGACGGCCGAGTTCGTCGGTGGACGGCGCGGTCCAAATGCCACTCCCATCGCACGTGCTCAGGCCCAGGAATCGTTTGAGAACGCCAGGACAGTCGTCCGGCAATTCGTTGGGGTCAAACACGGCACACATGTCATCGGCCGCAACAACTGTCATGAGGGTGGTAGCCATTGTTCTATCGGAAATAGACACAGACGTAGGGCCATATAAATTGCGCCACGCGCCACACCAGAGATAATCTCGCGTCGCTTTAAGTACCCTCGGCGGCCCCTTTACGGCGATAGAAGACACGATAAAATCGCAGTATAAATAGCCACGCAGAGGCACATGGCCCGCCATTTGGACATTAGGCAAAAACATTAACGAAGCCGGGCGTACTGGCAAACCCAGGATTTCGGCACCACTGGATGGCCCGAATGCGGCGAAATTGACATTATGGAGCACTGGGGTACCAACCAGAATTTCGTACAGAGCGCTCTGCACACGCCGTCGTCCTATGGCGGTACCATCAACCACGGTGGGCAACATATAGACACTGTATCGACTGATTTTCATACTTACAGCATGGACTGGGACGCAGACCGTATAATCTTTGCCGTGGATGGAGAGAGACACTACACGTACAACCCCACCGTCAAAAATGACCAGACTTGGCCGTTCGACGCCCCACAATTTTTGTTGTTGAATGTGGCGATTGCATCCGACATCTCTAGTAGTTTTGAACAAAGCGCGATGGAAATCGACTACGTGCGCGTATTCCAGAAAAGCGACACCGGCACCAACTATGAAATCGTATGGCAAGACGAATTTGGCGGACAAGAAGACAATTCGTTGAGCCCCTTATGGGACGATGACGCGAATGTTGACCCCGTGGATGTTGACCAGCTCCAGCGCGATTGTGCATCTGGCACGTCTGCTTCCTGCTCTGCATTGCTCTCACAGTGCACGTGTTAGTGACGTGAAAACAATCGGCCGACGTAGGGCCATAGGAATTGCGCCACGCGCCACACCACAGACAACCTCATGACGATAAAAAACACATATCGCAAACAGAGTCTTCTGCGTTGTTTGGCCCGCTCGTTTTCTATGTAACGCCGCGACAAACGTCGTCGCATAATCATATATTAAATATAATCCTTTAAATAGTTGTTTCCTATCTGTGATAGAATGGTTTCCACGCGTAGCTACATGCTGCCTTTTGACTGCGTTTATGCCATACAATCGTTTTTACCCTTTCGCGACGCCGTCACCACCGTATCGCGCACCTGGCTCACCGCTGGGCTGCGGCGCTTCGACAGCTACCGTCCCCACAGCTGGAGAAACCGCCTGTGGCTGTACACGTACCGCTCTTTATCGGGCGCGAGCGACACGTACTGGCAGTTTTTTTGCCGTCAAGTGCTCGGCCGCACCAAGCGCAAGCGCAACGACGACGACCAACTGACCTGGAAAGCGGCGGCCGACGCCGTCATGTCTGGCGGCTCGTGGCAGTGTCGCGCGTGCGGCCACCCGACCGTCGCGAACGTCTTTGGCGTGCGTCTTTGTATTTCATGTCGCCAAAAACGCAATTTGAAACACACATTTATGGTTAAAGTATACCAGGCGCGTGGCGTTGCCTCTCGAAAACAGTTGGTGCCGATTCCGTACCACGGCGGCCCGATGAATGGACACTGGCGCTTTTGGACGGACGTCGTGGCCGCCGTGCCCGAGTTGGAGGATAGTCTCGACTTACGTCAAAGCATCTAAAAATCCATAGTCGTGTAGTAAAAAAAGAACTATAAGGCCATTACATTCGTAATTAAATAACATGTCCACTGTTCAAAACACCATGGATATCGATAAGCGTTTTGCCCAGCACCAAGGACGAGAGTACCATGTGTTTTCGACCCATAAAACCGACCCCACGGGTGTGGAAAAGTGGGTTGGACTTTCGAAACCAAAGTGGGTGCTCATGGACCCAGAGACGTATTTTTCCATTCGAAATCAGCGCATTGAATGGGTCTTGGATGACGACGGCACCCTGCAGGCTGTAAAGATACTAGACACGGCTGGAGAGACCAAACGTGGAAAACCACGTCCGACAGAGACAGTGGCTGAGGAAATCGAGGAGGAGGAACCCACTGGACCTGTTGTGGAAGAAAAACCACCGCCCGCTCCGGTAGAGACGCCGACTGTGGATGAGGAAATCGAAGAAGAAACGCCCCTTCCAGAGTTGGTTCCGGCGGTCGCCGCCGTCGAAAAGCCACCGCCAAAATCGTCCGTGCCGATAAAAACGCCGGAGCTCGTACCCAAGCCGGCGCCTATCCCAATGACAACACCAGATTTGGTCCCTGCGAATACCCCAGAAATAGTCCCGGCGATTGCCCCGCGCTCAACGGTGGTGCCCATGCCGGATATCGTCAAGAAAGAAGACGCCGCACGCGCCGCTGCCGCAGTGACAAGCAGTATGTGTGAATTAAAACTTTAAAAATAGAGTCCGTTTGTCTGTACATGCTTGTATTGTATTGCGTTGGTTTCTTCCCCGCGAAAGACGCGCGCATTGACCCACAACCCTCCCGCAATCGCCAGCAGCGACGCCACGAGTAAGAATATCTGCACCGCGCGCCAGTCTATCTCGGATGTGAAGTCAGAAGTCTCTTGGGCGGCCACCGACACGATGGAAATAAGCGTCCACGACAGCACGACTTTGGACGTGACGGACAAGAGGGCAAAGACTGCGTCGGCGTTGAACGTGTCGCAACACCGCTCTCGGTTATCAATGCACCTGCACGAGCGGTCGCACTGGCGCGCCATCTGTGCCACGGCAAAAGACACGTAAAAGATGCCGTATATCGCAATGAGTCCACCGTAGGAAAAGACCAGCGGCTCCAACGCAAGGCCCGTGACGCGCAAACTTGCCGTCCCCACGGCAAACGCGCCCGCCAAAAAGAGCAGCGAGCTCAGCGCCAAATAGGCGCCGCGAATGCTCGGTGTCGGCTCTTGGTCGACCATAAACCCACCCAATATTTGCGTGACGGCGTTGGTGACGAGCAGAAACACGACAACGAACATGCACGCGGGTCGCAAACTCAAGAGGAGGGCGACTTGCAGCAGCCCGGCGGTGATGGCGTACGAAAACCAGCGGCGTCCCGACTCCCAAGTGCGCGGCCCAATGCCGCAGCACTCGCGATTGGCGCAAAAGATGACGATGGCTACGAAATGTGCAACGCACGTGATAAGTTCGTTCCAAGCGACCCAGCGGACGGGCTGCTGGGTTGGACCGACAGTCTCTTCCACGACGTGCAGATGGCCACCCGAGTACGTGTACTCGGCGAGCGTCACGTTTGCATGGAGCACGGGCAGTTCGGCGGCTTTTTGAAAGGAAAAGGCGGAGGAAATGCCATGGATGACAAGGGCAATGGCATGCAAGCCGGAGAGAAAAGTTTGCTCTTTGTACGTGTACATTGTGTAGGGCGGGAAGAGTCCTTATATAGGTAAAATCAAATGTATGTTGTTTCTATGGGTATGTTCTCTCTGTGACACCAGGTGCGCCAGCTGGTGTTTTGGTCTATGTATTGCTCGGCCACGTCCTGGGTCCACATGGTGGCCATGGTCTTGTTTCCGCGCTTGTACTCTATGACGGCGCCGGTCTTGGGGTTTCCGATGCTCGCGGTGCGGAATGGTATTTGCACGAGCAGCATTTTTTCGTGCGACGAGCCGACAAACGTTGGAAACGCCGTGCGCCAGTCACCCTTGGCGAACCGGACGTTTTTATGTGCAAAGTGTCCGAACGACCACAGTTCCCCGCTGGGATAGCTGCCATACATTTGGCGAAAGGCACGAACGCGTGTCGTGTCGTTGAGTGCAAACATGGTCGAGTGGTGCAACTGCTGGTGTAGGTAAAAGTGTACGCAAAAGGTCGAGACAAACATGCACGCAATACACACCTTGAGCACCGTGTCTATCCATCCCATTTGTATATTTGCTGAACATTTAAATACGCACACCGGTGAATAAAATCTCGCGGCGACGGCTCAACTTTTCTTTCCGCGATAGCTATCGGCGAAAGAACTTTTGGTCCATCCTGAGGAAAAAAGCTTGCAAAACTGCGTATATAAATGACCATCTCAAAGCAAATGGAGCCCAAGCGTCGCCGCATCGAGTACAGCCGCGTGTCCTATCGCCCACTGATGGTCGGTGCCTATGAATATTTTCAAAAGGATGCTCTGGCGTCGCTGACGTCTCTGAAACCCAAGACGCATTACGACACACTGACCAACCAAGTGAAACTGAAGAGCCGCAATTACGGTGACATACGTCTGGCGAAAATTCGCATGTATTTGGACCATATCAAGGGCTACGACCGTTCTGAGATGCAGAAGCAGTTTCACGAGTCGTTCTTACAGGCCGTTGCACTGCATCTGTATAAAGACGACCCTGACATTGACATGGACAAAATAAAACGTACCAACGAATGGCCCAACTTGAAACAGCAAGTACTTTGCCTTACGCCACGTCGTTTCGGCAAAACGACTGCTGTGGCCATGTTTGTGGCGGCATATTTTTTGAGTGTGGAGAAGGCATCGTTGTGTATTTTTTCGACGGGCAAACGTGCGTCAGATAGTATGTTGGATAAGATTCACGAATTTGTCAAGTTGATTGACGAAGATTTGGGCACGCAGCACGACAAACAGTGCAAGCGCAAGGGGGAATTTCTGTACTATTACGGTGAGGGTACTAACGATGTCCGCAAAGTCGCGTCGTATCCGTCCGGTTCTGATAAGTTACGTGGTGTCGGCGGTGATCTTATTTTATTGGAAGAAGCGGCATTTATGCCCATCAAAATGTTTCACGAGGTGATAGTGCCATTGCTTGAATTAGAAACGACAGCCTTAATCTGCATTAGTACGCCACAAGATTCGTCCAATTTCTATTCAATGATGTTTGAGATGCGCGACATGGCGGGTGAAAAGTTATTTAATCAAATTTCGGTGTCGATGGTGTGTGACGACTGTAAAGCTGGCGGCCAACCGGAAAAGTGTACGCATATGAAGCACTTGTTACCGAAGTGGAAGTCTGGTGGCAAGCAAGACATGGTGCGTCAAATTTATGGTGACAATTCTGCCGATATGTTGCGCGAGTCGATGGGTGTGACAACGAACGATTCGTCGTGCGTCTTTGACGACAAGTGGCTCAACGTGTTTACGTCACGTCCACTGTACACGCCCAAGAACACACCGTCTTTTATTTTCGTTGCCGTTGACCCCAACGGTGGCGGCAATTCACAAATGGCGATTGTGACGTTGTACATGGACTCGAACAACTTTGCGGTGTGTGGCATCGAGTCGCACGCTGTCAAGGGCCACGGTGAAATACGTACGCTGCTCGAAGCCCACGTCCGTGCTATCCGCGCCATGTACCGTTCGGGCTACATCATCTTTATTCCGGAATCAAATTTGGGCCACGAGGCGTCCCACATGACCCACATGCTGCGAGATGTGCCAAATTGCCGCGCGCTCATGGAGAACGGCGAACCGGGTGTTATTACGACGCACAAGCGCAAAGAACTGTACACGAATATGGCGGTGGAGCGTTTTGCCGGCGAGGGCATTTGGTATGCGGACCGTTTTGTATGTGCAAATCCGTTTGGCGATGCCAACGAACGCGAGGCGCGCGTCAAACGGATGTTTCGCAAGCAGTTGGGTGGGTTCAGCAAGGTGGTCATTCCTCGCGGTGGTAAAGACTATTCGAAACCCAAGGTGACGTATTCGGGCAAGGCCGCGGGTGCCAATGATGATTTGGTCATGTGTTTTGTGATTGGGTTGTATTGGTCGGTGCAATTTATGACAGGTCGCTCGACCCCTTCTGCCCGTGACATTGTACAATAATGTCGTCAAGTGTGTGGTGTGTGGTCTGTTCTTGAAAACGCCGCAGACTTTTGTCGCGGTGACGCCGGTACGCCGCAAAAAAACACTGCCATAGTGTGAATACGACCATGCTAGAGAATAACAGACACAATAGTAATGAAATATACCATTCCATACGACGTATTTAAACGAGATTTTTTGATTATATACTCCATGTCTATACCACGCCCATTGGCATCCGGCTATACTATGTACACGAAAGAAAAATGCAACTATTGCACAAAGGTCAAAGTGTTACTACCAGAAGGTTCGCTCATTATTCCGAGCGATACTTTCTTAAAGGTCGACCGCGACGCCTTTTTGGCACTGGTGGACAGTATCACGGGACAAACACCGCGCACATTCCCCATGGTGTTCTTAGACGGTGCGTTTCTCGGTGGCCATGACGACACTGTCAAACATCTAGATGAAATAGCGGCATTTGCCCAAGAATTTTAGCGTTTACGTTTCTTGCCTAACGGTGGCTGTTGGGTGGAAATCGAGGATTTACCGCCGGTGAAGCGCTTGTTGTCGACTTCGATGGAGGCTTTTTGGGACATGTCGTCAATGTATTTTTTGATGGCGCGTGCCTTTTTCTCGGTGGGGTTCCACTTCTCAAAGTCGTGCACGGCTCTGTGTGTGTCGCGTACAAACTCCGCGGCTTCGCCTTCGAGTTCGTCGGGGTTGGCGAATGTAAAATCGTCACCTTCGTCGTCGGGCACTACAAACCCATCGTCCGCGTATCCACGCATCGATGGGTTCGCCGATGGCACAAAACCGTCCGGGTCGTCTTCGTCGTCCGACTCGTTCTCGTCTCCTTGGTACAGCGGCAACATCACGCTGTCTTCATCTGACACACGGCAAAAAGAAATGCCGTCTCCGCCCGGGTAAAAGCCAATGGCTTTCCACGCGTTGCGCACATTGTCACGTGTCGATTCCCCAACGGCGGCGTGTTTGACGATGGTCGTCGGACTCACCGTTTCCCACTGATTGTCAGCCGCAAATTCCCAGATGCGCCCGCCCTGTTTGGCCGTCGGCTTGATATACGACACGTCCATGTTGCCGTCATCGTTGATACTAAGCACTTCTGCGTACTGGTCTTCTCCACTCACCTTCAAATGCACTACATCGCCAGCAAAAATGGCCGACAAATCCACTTGTGTTTTTGTTTCGGTGGTTTTTTCAGACATCTTTAATTGTATACACCATATCAATACTACATTATACAAAAGGAATATTCTTAATTTATGCTAAATATTATAGGACCGTTGCGATGCGCGCATTTCTGGGGGCCGCCGCGGTCTCGTACGTTGACGGCGCAGAGGACTGGCGCTCCCAGCGCGTGAAAGCCGAGTGTCCACCCGTAGCCGAACGCAACATACTTTGGTTCATGCAGGAAAAGGCGGTCGCCGCAGTGTCCGAGGCAAACGTCAAAGAACTGTCCCGCGAAAATCCCATGGTGGCACCCATATCTGCAGCATCACCAATGTTGGCCGCCATAAAGATACACTCGATGTTTTTTTCACGCTGTATGCGCTCCATCAATTCTTGCACCTCCGGGGCTCTCTTGTCACTTCCTGTGTCAAACCCGTCCGTAATGACAGCGAGAATGCCCTTTTCAGTCGCACCGACGCTTTGCAGCAAGTCTGACGCAGTTTCGAAGATGGCGTCGTAGAGCGCCGTGCCGCCGCGAGGTTTCATGATTTCGTCCATTTTCTCTTCGGGGAGAGGCAGCGTGAGCGTGGTTGCGTCGACGTCGCTCATGTGGCGCTCCAGTGTGTTGTCAAAGGACGTCATCGTAATCAGCGTGCGCACTCCAGAGGCCGCATGTGTCTTGAGCATCTGCTGTACGCCCTCCTTGGCCGATGCATACATGCTCCCCATCGACCCGGACCTATCTGCCACTATCGTCACGCGAATGGTCGACGGTGGCGCGGGCTCGCTCCCCTTGGCCGGTGGAGACGCCGCTTCTTTCATCTCAGTGTCCAAGACGCTCTTACACGCCGGAAGACGCGGCTGCTCCCCCAATGGGACTGCAGCAATGCCATACACTTTGATATCGCCGACCGAGACGTTTTCGCGCGTGAAAGGCGCCGTGCCGCGTTGCAGGACCCACTTGCGTATGTTTTCTTCGGCGTAGAGGCGCTTGTTGCCCGCGGCCGTGGTCTCTTGTGGTAAAAAGGCGATGGTGCCATCGATGGGCATGAACGAGATATGACAGACTGGTCGGCCAGATGAAGCGGTTTCGACTTTGCGAATGATTTCGTGAATGACACGGTGGCCCTGAAAATGGCCGTCCACGAGGAATCGCGGGCTCAAAAGGTCCACGCGGTGCCCGCGAAAGTCTACATAGGCCTTGGTGACCATTCCGTCCTTGTCTACAGACACGCCATGGCGTCTAACGCCGGCGCAAAGCAGTGGGTCTGTCAGGACCAGTTGGGTGAGGGCGACCATGGTACCGAGAGTGGTCTCGTCCACCTTTGGGTCTGTACCCCTGGACACGTACTCGAAGGACGACGAAGTCCCTTGGGTGTCGTTGCACAACGTGATTCGAACGCCGCTGGTCGTCGGAACGCATTTTACCACCCGGACGCCCGTCGCAAGGTCAAGACGTGTCGGTATGGTGTTGGCGAGGGTCTGGTAGTGGGTCATGGTGAGGTTCATAGTGTCGTGTAATGGAATTCTATTTGAAATAGGTCGATTCTTATCAGTAATAGGAATCTCTTTCGCGAATAGAAAAGTTCAGCCGCCACCAGATTTTTTTTTTCTCAGGATGGTCAAAAGTTCTTTCACGAATCGAACCGTAGGTTCGCTTTCGCGAATAGAAAAGTTCAGCCGCCACCAGATTTTTTTTTTCTCAAGATTGTCCAAAATCTCTATCGGCGATAGCTATCGCGAATAGAAAAAATCTCTTTCGCGAATAGAAAAGTTCAGCCGCCGCCAGCTTTTTTTTTTCTCAGGATGGTCAAAATCTCTTTCGCCGATAGAAAAAATCTCTTTCGCGAATAGAAAAGTTCAGCCGCCGCCAGCTTTTTTTTTTCTCAGGATGGTCAAAATCTCTTTCGCCGAT